TTACTCTATAATTTTATCGAGTGCGCTAACTGCCTTGTATTTGAGTTGCTCCATTTCAGGCGTATAGTGGTCGGCATAATGCCGCACCTCAGCTATGCAGTCGTGTCGTGTTAAAAATTTGAGCTCTTCTTCTGAAAATCCGGCAAGCCGTAAAAAGGTAGCAAACGTATGCCTATAGCTGTGTATTGTCAAATTCGTTCGCTTCATCCCTAATCGTCTCATTGTTCTATTAAAATCATCGTTAAAACTTTCATAGCAGAACGGTTTATGTGCATCTCGTCGGGAGCTAAATATAAATGCCTCCGGATCATCTTGAGACGGGTTGCTTTCAAGATGTGCGAGCAATTTTTCTGCAAGGTCGGCGGAAAGGGGAACAATGTCGCTGCGTTCTGTTTTTGTACATTTAAGCCGCTTGCCGGTTCTGCAATAGTTCTTGTCAACCTTGAGCGCATATCCGTCTGAATTTTTGATAAAATCTTGCATCTGAAGGGCTTGTATTTCTCCAATGCGGCAACCGGTTTTAAACAGCACTTCATTGATAAGCCAATTTATTTGAGAGCCGAACGGATTATGCTCGCCATTGAAAAGTTGCCGGATTTCCTCTTTTGTAAAAGTAGCCTTTTCCGCTTCTTTTTTAGCTTTTTTCCGCGTTGCCTTTGATTCTCTCGTTATCTGCTGTGAAATATCTCGCGCAAGAAGGTTATTGCGATACGCAAAACGAAGGGCTTGAATACAGATAGAGTAGTATTTGTGCATGGTACTTTCTTTCAGCTTACCTGCCCCCTTAATTGCACCGAGCATTGTATCGATTTTCGTGCCGGTTATTTCGGTAAGCAAGCAAGAAGGAAAATACTTTTCATACTTTTTAATACATGTTGTATGATGGTAAAATCGCTCAGGATTTGGCGGAGTTGCGCCTGTCCGTATCTTGCCCTTAATGAACGGACTTTCATCATAGTTCCAGTAAAGGAGGATATACTCATAAAAGGTAAGCGTTGATAGTCGATCTAAAAGTGGTTTAATCTCTTCCGGAGCATCTTCGTATTCTGCGGCTGATACAGAGTATGGCTGTACGGAATTGTTATGACAAACAGCGCCCTGTACGCCTTGCACAATCGTATCAATGGCCGTTTGAGTATACGCCTTTATGTCTGCGTTGATAACATGAGTCCCTTCATCCGTTGCTGCAATGTTATTGCCGGTACTATACCGGACTGTACCGGTACGGTCATATTCTGCCCAGCACCGACTGGCAAAACGGATCGCTTCATTTCTATCCTTCGTGCCGGTACTTTTTGCGGTCATATATTCGCCGGTTTCTTTATCTTTTAATTGGAAATAGAGAATCCCATTGGCTTTATTTCGCGGAAAGATACACCACGGCTGTCCTAGGCTTTTCATAAAAAGATACCTCCTCAACTGATAAGATTTCTGCTTATGGCCATTTTCGGCAACAAGGGAGGGATTCTTTAAATACTCTGTCGATACTATGGATATGATGAATTACTCATCCAATAAAACTGCTTTTTTTATCCCGTAATCTGGATATTTCTCTTTAATAAATTTTTGAATATTAGTATCTTTGACTTTAAGGGCATTCCCTAAAAATGATAATCTTCTCCTATTTTCTGCTATTATATCTGACCATTGATACACATAAATTGATATGTTAGCATTTTGTGATCTTGTATATAAGTGTTTATCTGCTTTGTCAAATTGCCCAACTTTTGATTTTGCAAAATTTCTTAACTCTGAACTTACTAAAATTATTTTATAATTTAAGTTTTTCGCGAAACACCCTTTTTGTTCAATATCATATAAATATCGATCTACTTGATTTAACTCTTTTGTCCAATGGCGCAGCATGGAGCTTTTAACTCCACTATCATTATTTCCCTTTGCGTGTCATTGATTATATTTTCATTAAAGAAAAACAAATCGGTTATATCTTTAATTTTAGCATCTGCGCATTCAATGAGATTCTCATCACTTATTGTAGGCTCGTATGAAAAATAAGCAGCACGAAGTTCTTGTAAATTATTTTGCAAATTTTGTCGGAGAATAATTTCAGTGTATTGACATACTGCTCTCCAAAGCCATAGATTATTTTCAATAATTTTATGTAATTCCGATCGTTCTTTTACCTTTTTGCTTATGTCAGAATATATAATCGTATTCAAGAAATCTAAGAAAGATGTTTTTTTTGCAATGTCTGTTGAAAACTCTATCACATTTTCTAGATCAACAGTATCTAGCAATTCTTTAAATTTTTTTATTATTGCAGGATTTAAATTCGTAAAATATGATAAAATAGTCCGTAAATCTCCATTAGCAATAGCAAGGTTTATCAGCGGATAAATGATTTTTCTTGTATCAATATTCTTCCTTAAAAGTTTATATTCATTTTCAAGATAATACGCTATCTGATTAAATGTAATAACGTGCGCTTGGGAAGGCGCCTCTTGTGATCTATACGGGTAATAGGCGTCTTTTTGAAGTTTTTGAAAATTATAATAGTCAGGAAATTTCTCCATAAAATAGCGCCTTATCTCTTCATTTGTTTTTTGCTTGAAATTTTTAGCGCCCTCGTCAAGTTCAGTATCTAAGTTGCGGAACAATCCCGTGGTTGCGTCAAGAACATCAGCGTCTACTAATATATTCCACCCGTCATCGTTAGGCAAATCAAGAGATAAAGATTCTGTATAAATTTGCGATTTTATTCCGTTGTTTTCAGTACGATATATACTTCTTATTTTTTGTTTGTTAGATATATAATGAATAAAGGTTAAATCTCCTGTTATATCATGCCCGTCTACTTTGCATATAAATGTCTTGTGCTCAGCCGGTTCAATAAGAAAATCCTTTGTTAAAACTTCACGGTTATTAACAAATATATGGATTGCTGATTGTAAAATCAGGTCGGAATAACATAAAAACAATTCCCTATGGATATTTTCTAATAATAACTGTTTTGAAATTTTCCTCTTTGGGTTTTCTGTAATTTCGTCAGCGGTATATAAATCTTGTATAATAACTTTATAGTACGTGTTGCTTGTAGAAGGCTCATTATCTATATTGATAGGATAATCTTTGTATGACTTGTACTGATTGTTTTACTATTCAAGGTGAAGGCTGTTTTTGTTTTTTTGCCGTTTTTTTCTCCGACTGTTTCGATTGAGACTGTTTTACCAATCTGAAAGGCTGCAAATCGTCCGATCCCCTTGCCGGTTGCTTTAGAAACAGTACCAATGTCGAATAGCTTATGTTCAACATCATCAAAGCACACGCCCTCTCCGTTGTCAACGATCGTTATAGAGATAGTCGGTATCGGAGAGACTTCCTCAAGTTTATATTCATCTATTGTTATATCTATTCTGGTAGCCTTTGCTTGAATAGAGTTATTGACTAACTCTAAAAATGCCAAAAAAGTATTAGAATATGAAGCCAAAAGGTCAGAAATAACCCTGCCATTGGTAGTAAAATAAGTAGTCATAACATAAACTCCTCGAATAGTTTAAGTTTATGGAGATAATTTTATCATAGTTTTATATCTTCGCCAATCTTTTCTGTTCCCATCCCCTCCTAAAAAAGCCGATCATTCCGTTTCCGGCTAGATTTAACATGAAAAGGCAATTCATCCCATGTTGCCCTTTCACGCCGCTTATAGTATACTAATTCCGCTTTTGCTTACTTACTATCAGGTTTTAGTTAAAACCACCGCCCTATCCGCAGCTTGTCTGCATCAGCACCGTTAAACGTATACGCCTTGCCGACACAGGGCTTGGGACAATAGCTGCCTGAATAGGCTACCATCTACAACAGGGTTGCCGAATCGGGTAAACAAAAATGTTTAATTATTTAGCTTTTGTTTGTTTTAGCCGATTTAAAAAGAAAGGGATATATATGTCTGTTTTGATTTATTTAAGCGAAAGCTAATAGTAATTTAGTTCCCCAAGAAAATGTATCTCAAAACAACACGAAAATGTTTTTGATGAAATAAAACAAAGGGAAATACCATCAGTAGAGATCAGTCAAGAAGTTATTAAAAGAATCCATCCTGATTTAGAAGGTCTTATCTGGATAGGAGACGGTAAATATAAAAATTATACGCAAAACCTAAAAAGGTATATGAATATAATGTTGACTGTATTACTTTTGTTTATGAATATAACGAAACAATAGAACCTAGTGTTATTTTTACAAAACTTCCCATAAACAAACCAGAAAATGCGGAAGGTGTTGAAAAATTGCATTATTTCCCCTGTTACGGCTCACGAGATACAATTATGCCTCATTCAGAATTAACACCTGAACAAAGATGGAAGTATTTAAATTTTTTAACTAATCCATATATAGCTGATATAGATATAGGATATGTTTTTCTCTTGTACTATGGTCTTGAGCGCCATTTGTTAGATGGTGATTTTGACAGAGCAATGACTGTTGTTTTAAAATTAAGAAAAGTACACAAACAAAAGTCTTTTCAAACGTATACCGGCAATGCAATAATTCTTGCCAGCATATTAAAAGGGAAAGGCGAGTATGCGAGGGATTTTTTCTATTCATTAAATCAGGAAAATGAATATGAATATATCTTTTCACATAATTTATATTTACTTGGGGCTTATAGTTTTGATATTCCGCTGACAGCAAAAGATATAGTGCGAATGGCACAAACTTTTGAATTTTCTAATAGAAATTATATAACAAAATACTACGATATATTTTTAAAAAATCTTGATACTCTTTTGACACAGAAAACAGGGAAAAATACTGTAAATCTGAAAGATTATATTACACCTCAAGAGATAAAAAAACTGCCTGTAATTGATGCATCAATATTTGTAAACTATTCACTTGATATAAAAGTACCTGTTACTCGTATTCAAGACTGTTTTAAATTAAAACGTGATATGAATGTTTTTTTAGAAGCTGCTCACGAACTGACAAAATTAGAACTTGCTGAATTGCGTAAATGTGGAGATATAAAACCCGAACCTAAAAAACCTAAGAAAGATGTATATTTTCAAGAAAATCATATAACTACGGCTTTTATGGAATATAAGATAAATGTTGAAAATATAAATGAAACAGAAGGAATGATTGATTTTGATAAAAATTTTCGAAAATATGTATCGACGTATGAGAAAGCTAGAAACATTGAAAAAGACGATATTACAAAAGCTATTATATTTTACTTAAAAATTTTAGGAAAAACTACACCAACAGGATCGTCTTATTGGGAGCGCCCTCTTATTTTGCTGGAAAGAATAAAAATGTATAATGAGGCTTATTTTATCTGCCAAAGAGCTGCAAAAGTTTCAAGAATGCCTCATGTCAGAATGGGAGATTTTGACCTAAGATTAGCAAGACTTGCAAAAAAAGCTTCAGATCAGTAAATATTTTCATCATTATCTATTTTTTAATAATTTTATTTTCGCAAAAGATTTAAACCTTTTATCATTTTTATTATAAAATCTTTCAGTTACCCCATTGATGGACGGATGCCCTTCCATAGCTTCTTTCTTTGTAGAGTCAATAAAATAAATATTGTCATCAACTGTTTTTACATAGAAAGCAATATGTGTTGGGAAATCCGTATCTTCATCCCCCATAAAAATCAAATCGCCGGGATTAGGATTATTAGTAATAACTGAATATTTAAGAAAAAAATCTTTAACGGAAGCGTCAAAAAATGGCAATGTATATTCGGTATATTCACGTACTGCATAACGATAACAATTGACTATTAAACCTGAGCAATCTATTTTTATTGCTCGCAATTCATCTTGTCCTCCGAATTCATATTCCGTTTGACTATCTCTATATCTTTTAGCAAAAAACAACGCTTTATCTGCTATTTCTTTTGGGCAAAGAATTTCATTAACAGAACTTCTAATTTCATGTATACACCCTGTAAAGCAAAGTATTAAAAATTAAAAATATAATCTCTTCATATTCTATATTACCATCCTATATAAAATCTTCTTGAAAATACACTAGTATTTTCTTTGTTAATATGGAGCGGACAGAGAAAATAGCATTATTTCGACTCGATAAAGGTTATTAAAAATATTGTTTGTTTTTATTAACTAATAAAACAGCTTTGCGCGATCCTCCAGACATTCCCACGACATCTGTTGTTATTATCCTTGCTGTTGGGGTTGCCACCATAGAGAGAAAACCGTATGAATATCCACAGGATATAAAAGAAAAAGAATCCCCATTATTATCACTCACAAATATTCCTCCTTTATTTTCATCATTAGATAAAATGATTAAGTATTTGTCTATATAAAAAAGACTGCGTACTTCTTCATTTGAAATTGTTACCCATGTAACTCCTTTATCTGGACTCTTTTTTAATCCTTCAATATTTCCCATAAATATAAAACCTTCACCAAATGCGATTGTACAAGCATAACCGTTTCGAGCTCTATTATGCCACGTTTTACCTTTATCCGTGCTAAAATATAATCTAAAATAATGCAGAAGACGATCATGTGTCTGCACTATCCAGACTTCTTTATTTAAAACCATATTTATTATTTCTTCAGTTCCATGCGATTCATATATTTTTTCTTCATTTAAAAAGTTTGCCGAAATTTTATATAAAGCATCATATCTTAATATAAAAACATCTTCTGAATCGGAAAAAACCTCATGAGCTTCAATATTTGTATTATCCCACGTAACGCCAAAATCTTTAGATTTAAATAAAAAGATTTTATTGTTTTCTGAACCAATAGTGAAAATATTCTCCCCGACACTTATCGCGCTTAGTAAACTTAATCTTCTTTCGTCTGTTAGAAGGTCATTTTGCTTTTTCCATAAGACACCTTCAAGAGAAGATGTAAATATTTCATTTGTATTAGTCATCAAGACAAGTCGCCCTTGATGTGTGAATATATTTGTCATGCCGTTATAGTATTGAGTTGTAGGGATATCTACTTTTTCCCACGAGTTAAACGTTGTTTGGCTAGAAAATAAGTTAGAACAAGAAATACTACCCATCACAGCTAAGCTCATCAAGCCCCCTGATATATAAGTATATAACTGTTTTTTCTTCATAGTGCCTCCATCGCCTCCCATTATACACAATTCAATCCCCTCTAGGCTAGGCTGTATAACAAGTTTCCAACCGTTATTGACCGCCTCAATAACACCTTCGTCTTGATTTGCTTTGTTTAAGAAAATTTTATTTGCTTTTATGTCTCCATTAAAAGCAGATTGTCCTGTTTGTGGATCAATATGTAATATCGTTCTGTTTTTATTGCGTACTAATACGCCGTCTGTTTTGTTTATTTTTGTCTCAAAATCATTAGGGTTATTTGTATCGCTATCGATATGCAGTTTTTGAACTACAAGATTTTTAATGAACGCCTGATTGACTAAAAGTTCGTCAATCAATGCCTGTTGTGCTACCAGCACCTTCGCAAACAGCGCCCCGAAGTGTCCCGTTTCTTTCATCAGCTCTTCTATCTCGCAAATATGATACAGCGCCGCCTGATACTGTTCGGTGTAGTTGTATTCCGGCTCAAGGTTAATCCATTGCGAACCCGTCCAGCGGTAACACACCCCGACTTTCCAACCGCCGACTGTTTTAGCCATCAATACCCAGTCGCCTGCGTTTGCATCCTGTGCCCCCAGCCTTTCGCCTTTGGTAATAACCACCGTTCGGGTAGTCGGTACCGTTTCGGTAACACCGAGGTATTTAGGGGTAGCCGATTGTACAATTTTTTTCAAGCTGTTTTACCTGCGTGCCCTTGCTTACTAAATAAAAGAGTCCGTTTATCTCCCCTTGCTTCAGTACGGTTTTATATACTCGTACCTCATCGAATGTCGCATGAGTGCGCCCCCCTCCGATGGTAAAGCCGTTGGTCATATCTACCGGCTTGTCTCCTGCCGATAGGCTATATACCTCTTTTGCATTCTTATACACTGTAAACAGCCCATTTTTTTGCGAAAGTGAAACCCCAGTGCGTTTGTTGCTGGTCGTCTTTAATATCCGTAATCGCCTTAAAGCCGTTTATAACAACGGTTAAAAGGTCGGTCATATTGTCGAAAAAGATTTGGATATTCTTAAAACTAAAAATACCGCGTGGAGTATCAGATTCTACAATGCCATCCCATTGCCGCCAAAGAGAAACCGATAGTTCATTGCGGTCTCCTTCAAGGGCTATTTTACCGACTCCCGCCGGAAGGTAGCACGCATTGCCGGAAACCCCCGGCACTATTTGTGCATCTTCCGTTAAAATCATATTTTGCCCGCCGGGTACGTAGTTTATTGCTTCCATGACAGATACTCCTTTTTTATACCTTCGGGTAGCGCTGTTTTATTTCTGCTATCTTTGCAAGCCATTCTGACCTATCTATGTCTCCGCGCATTACCTGCATACCCAGCGGATCCGCTTCTTGTCGATAGGCGGCTTCTCGCTGACGGTCAATGTATGCGTTATATTCTTCCTTGCTGATAAGCCCTGCATCGTACTGTTCTTTTCAGTCTTTTTGACGACGTAAGCACCCTCGACCTTTTCATCGGCCTTGAGCTGAATAAGACCGGCAGCAACCTTTTCGGCTTCCGTCATATCAACAAAATCCGTGCCGGCTTCATTGAGCTTTTTACCTTCCGGCACCGGGACGAGCCCTTCTTTAACCAGCTGCGCAAGCGGCTTTTTAGTCCCTGTCTGTAAGTCAGTGTACAGACGGATATCATCGCCGATATTGGCCGCACAATTTTCGACGATCCGATACTCAATTGCAGGGTTGTCCTTTTCCGGTATTGCCCCGCAATAGTGTCCCGTAATGATATTGCTTTTGATTTCGATGTATTCCATAACTTCTTACCCCTCTATTTTCTCTAGCTTCCAAATGATAAAGGTTCTATTACGCGTCCGATTTTCTTCGGCAGTCGGAACGATCCGACTGGCATCAAAGCAAGTAGATTCTGTGGTATATTCCTGCGCGGCAGTGTTCCACGCTTCAACATTCTTATGCGAAGGGCTTTCTATATAAAAAGGCCCCGAAGGATTTACACCTCCTTCAATCCCTACAAGCCCTTTAATATTCCTTATAGCATCCCCCTGTTCACCCCCGTTAAAAGGATTAGCATCTTTTCCTTTCGCACGGAAAAAACAACCGTCATAGTTTACTTCCGCCCAGCGGTACCCCTTGAAGGAGAAAACCGTCTCGGGTTTCGGCATCCACGGCCACTGGACATAGCCGTTTTGAAAGATTTTGATAAGCGTTTCATTGATTGCCGTATTAATTTTCGCCTTGACGGTTGTGTCTGCGGCCGCTTCGAATTGTTCCTGAACGGTCTTTTGTATTTTATCGTTGATTTGCTGATTAGCAAGCGTCAACTTTGTTTCTATGGCATTTTCTGCGGCAGTTATAAGAGAAGCAAGTTCCTGCTTCTTCGCTTCTGCCGCTTGTCTGAGCGTAGTGTCCGCTTCTATTGCACTATTGTGTAAGGCAATCTTAGCTGTTTCTATCGCTTTTTCTAATTTGTCTTTCTGTGCGGCAAGCTCGGAAGCGATATACTCTTTAGCATCCTGCTTAACTTGAGCAATAACCGTATTGCCTATTGCAGCGATTGCCGCCTCTTTTGCCTTAGTGATAAAATTATTATAAGCGGCGGTTAAATCTTCTAACGCCTTGCCTAACGCTTCATTTGTATATGCCATAGTTTATACCCCCTGTACTGCTTTTAAAAATACTTTTGTTTTAGGCATCTGCCCTGTAAGCTTCGGGCGGAGCGGCCAACCGGTAACAGGATCGGCGCCAGTGTTAAATACACGCTTTACATACGCAGTAAATTCAGGAAACACATCAGGACTAAAGGGAAGTCCGTTTGCTTCTAAAAAGCCGTGCTTGTACGTTCCGTCATAAAATATTTTTACTTCCCCGATGGGGCTATCAAATTGTTGAATAGCAGAGAGGGCACCGGTTTTGTGCACCTTCTGAATATCTTTATTCCCTTCGGTAATAATAAAATCAGTATCTTCAATAAAATCGACCGCATCTATATTTTGTAATGTGCCGCCTGTACCTTTTTCACCTTTAAAATGCCAGATATTTCCTTTAAAATCGACAACCGCATAACATCCTGCGCCGTATGTTTCTTCTCTAATGTGTTGTGTAATGATACGGGTATGTGCTATATCGGTTTTGATGGTAACGGTATAATTGCCGGTGAGGTTATAAATGATCTGATATTGTTTTGCGCCGTTACCGTTTTGACTATCAAAAAATAAGCGCAAGGTAAAATCATTGTGTAAAGTGCCCGATAAAATAATGACATTGTTAAGCGCTTCGGCAAATGTCATTGTAATTGCTTGTTTACCGGTACAATCGTATTCAATGATACGGCTTTGCCATGCTGTATAGGAAGGATTAACTTGTGGCAGTGCTTGAGGTGTTTCATCAAAGCAGGTATGTACTAATGCACTTCCGTCTAAAGGAAAGCTCATATCGGCGGAAAGCGGGCGGCATACAACTTCCGCCGTATAATCCGATAAAAGTCCGTCTGAGACGGAAGCAACGCTAAACGTATAATCAGTATCAGCTTTCAGCCGTTCAATTACTTCTTGTTTTTGCTTAGTATGCCGGTAGTTATAAAAATCCTGTGTCTTTTCCTTCCATCTTATTACAAAATCCTCGCCGTCAGCCTCCCATGTTATACTGATAGCATTCTGTTTTCCCGTTGCCTGAACACACACCGGTGACTTTACTATTTTGCGCTCCGTATCGTTATCTTTTTGCGGGATAAGGGCTGAAAGAGGGTTAAAAAGAAAACCGCCGATACCAAATTTTTGCGTAAGCTTATTTTCTTTGTATGAAATGTGTTCTTCTTGCACGGTAACATCGTATATCGTGTTGCTTTTAGGATGAACTAACGAAACTTCATCAAATAAACGGATGGGTAAGAGCGTTTCAACTTCAAAAACAGGATTTTCTTCTTTTCGTTTTTCTTTAAGTTTTTCTAAACCGGCTTTTTTCAGCTCTTGCCGTGTTTTTATCTTAGTGTCGGTAAACGTATCTTCTACCGTTGACCCATTATCATAGGTTCCCACCTCAGGGATACGAAGGTATAGCCGCTGCTGTTTTTCCCCTTCTCCGTAGCAATGAAGTACATTTACCTTTTGAACGGTCTGCTTTAATTCTTTAATGACGGTATTATTTAACTGCTGGGTAGTGGCGTCGCTTGCGCGTAAAAGATAGTCCGCTTGTACCTTTTTAATTTTCGTTAAACTCCGTTCAAAAGTGAAAAAAAGACGCCCCTTTTCAAACGTACAGGCAGTATCAAAGGGGTATTTTTCCCGTATTTTTTGAATAGCATCCCAGAGAGTAGTATTAGAAAGCTCTATGCCCTCTACTAATTCATTCATATCGGTAGGAGTGGATTTAATCGAAAATTCAGTCTTTTTTCTGGTAATAACTTCAAAAGCGCGGATAACCGGCGTAAAGCCGCGTACTGTTCTATCGACTAATGTGTTATGCTGATTATATACTTTGTGCGTTGCGAAATCCTGTATCCAGTCGGCATTGTGATAGGACAGGATAAAACGTACTGCAACATAACGCTTATCACTTGCAATTTTTAACCCTGACAGACTGCTATCATGTTCTATATCGCGGCGGGGAAAAAGAACCGGAGACGCGGAAAAATCAACATCGGCTATGTTGACGATAGGAGTGTGAGAGGAAGCCGATTGTACACTGATAGAGACTTTTTCACCGATTGTCGCAATCCATCTAACGTACCGCTGACCAACCGCATCCCCGCAGTCAAAAGCGAATGTAATAGATCCTTTTTCATAATAGTGGATACTATCTCCCACTTCCCGGTAATCAAGGTGGATATCGCCGTCTTTTATTTTATTTAATCCGATGTTGACTTTTTCGATATAATCGGTGAAATCCTCTAAGGTGGATTTTTGAATATAATCGAATCCATATATTGCGTCAGCTAACACAAAGCTTAAAGGTTTTTTATCCCATCCGTGCCAAGCCTCCGGAATACGATAATTTTTAAAAAGACTTTCAAGCGTTTTTACGCTCGTACTTGTTTTACTTTCATTACTCGAATGCTCGATAAGGACAACGGTTTGCATCTTTTCTGTATCTTTGTAAAGTTCCGCATATTTTGCGCCGTGAGGATAATCGATAAGGTCGAGTTTACCGGTTCCTTCTTTGTTCTTTTTCTGTGAAAAGCTCCACCCGCATTCATAGGTTTTTCCCAATCGTGCGCCGTCTTTATCGTAAAAAATAATCATAGATATCTCCCGTTAAAAGCAACCGTAACGGTTCCCGTCGGAACATAAATAGAAACGGTATTATGACCGGCAATAAAGTAGAGCGGATGAATAATACTTGAAAGCGTTAAAAGGCGTGTATAGTCTTCCCCATCTAAAAAGAGGGTTCCGTCTTTATAAAGGAGCGTTTTGCCGTGCGGTATCGCTATTTCACGGGAAATTTTTAGCTCCGTTCCATTACAGTGCACTAAAAGACCTGAAACCTTTTCGATATCGCCTATAGCAATCTCCGGCACGGTGGATAAATTCCCTTCGGTTACAATGGATATATCTCGTCTTCCGCCTGCAATCGTTTCGATTTTCCGTTGTCCATAGCCAAACGGATCAAAGGCTTTAAGGGTAAAACTAATCGTAAAGACTTTATGAAGATTTTCTCCATTATAATAGGTTATCTGTATCTGCCCTGTTAATCGGCATCGGTAAAAGATGGTATCATCGTCATCGCGATAAACGATTAAATCTTTACCACTTAATAAAGAGAGTAGTCTACTGCGTTCTTTTTCTACTGCGCAGGCAGAATCGGTCGGGATAGTCCCTGAACATTGAAATGTCTTACTACCGTACTGCTCTTTTCCGGTTAGGTATTCTCCATGCCGGTCGTTGAGCTTCACTGTTTGCGTTTGGATTGTTGAAGCGCTGCTTGAGGCGGTTATCCATTTGGGAATGTCTAACTCTTTTTCTCGTCAAATATTCTCATAGTTTTCTTATCCTGCCAATGCCTGTTGTACAATCTCTGTTAAAACAGCTCGTAAATCCGTTTGTTCGGTTGCTGTTATGTTAATGGTGCTATTATAGGAGTTATACGTAACTGAATTGATAATAATTTGGGTAGCGGTAAGATGCTGAATAGTCGTTTCTTTTAGATCGATAACTTGGTTGATTGTTTTAAAGCCTTCGCGGATCGCTTCAAGTAACACGTCTCTATCGGCGCCTGAAAGCTGCTGAATAATTGAGCCTGATGCTTTTGATTTAAGCTCTACGCCCCCTTCCAATGCTTTTGTAATTTTTGAAAGTTCGGCCATATTCCCTTCTAAATTATCATAGAGGTTTTTCAGCTTATCAATTGTACCGGTTACTTCGTCTCCGGTAATTTTGCCGTCTTTCATAATATCTTGAATAATCGCATCGACTTTCTTTTTTATGCCGGCACTTTCAACAGCTGCTTGAATAATCGCCTTTTTCATTTCAGCAGCAAACGACTTTTTGAAACTTCCCCAGTCGGCGTTATAGGCAGCATCTCCTAATGCTGTGGTAAGGGCTGATGACATTCCATCAGATAATGATTTTTTAAAATCATTGCCGACATCAAAGCCGAGTTTCTTTAACATCTCTTTCATCGGCTCACCAAATTCTTCTATCATCTGATTGAGCTTTTCTTTATCCAACCCCATGATTTGGGACGGATCTATACCTGTTTCTTTTATTTTCCCTTCCCGAATATCTTTTTCCAATTGTTCTTTTTTCCTTTTAATTTCTTCAATGGCAGCAACGGCTTTTTCATATTTCGCTTTTGAGCCCTCCAATTTTGCTAATTCCCTATCAATATCTGCATAGGCTTTTGTAAAATCTTTACCCGTCCAATAGGTATAGCCCTTATCTCTCGCGTGTGAACCTATTAAAGAGCCCCACCAACCTTGTTCTTGCTTTTGTAGATACTTTTTTTTCTCAAGTAATTTTTGGTAAGCGACAAACTCTTTTTCTGTTGCTTTTCTTTCTTCCGATAATTTTTGATTTTGCTCTTCTAAAATATTTCGCTGTTGTTCGCCAGATCCTTTAAAACCACTAAACATATTATCAACTAACTTTTGTATACCGGCATTAAGACCTGAAAACATTATCATTTTGTCGATGACTAATTTTTTTATAATTCCGTCAATAGTATTAGAAAAATTACTAAAATCTCCCGATTGAAAACCGCTGGTAATAGCTCCCATAATAGATTTTGCGGCTTCAAGCATCGGTGATTTTGTTTTTTCGGCTATTTCTTTTTCGATATTGTCAATAATTTTATCTGCAGCTTCTTCTGCCGTTTCTTTTGAATTTTCTACAATCGTATTTATTTCTTCATTGAATGCTTTTATTGAAGCTGCATTTACGGCTTTTAATATCGTCCCCGTTATTTCGATTGCCGCCGCTACAGATTTTATAACTGCTTGAGTTATAGGATCTCCTACCATATCACCTATTTGGTTAAGTATGTCGGCGCTCGCCTGCATTGCAGCAAAGCCGTCAATACAGCCCTGCTCGATAGAATCGGCTATTACTTTTGTAAGGGTTTTAGCGATACCTATTCCGCCTTGTATGTATGCGTTGGCGGCGGCAGCATTTGCGCTTTGCGTTTGCCTATCAGCGTCTTTATTAACTTTATCTTTTTGTTTTTCTGCGTCCGCTTCAATTCTTGTTATTTCTTCGGCGTTGTCTTTTGCCGCTTCTATTTTTGCCCGTCTGCTTTCTTCAATAATTTTTAAAAGTCGTTTTCTTTCCTCTTCTATGTTGATAAGCTGTATTTGAAGTTTTGATTTGCCGATTTTTTCAATATCGATCAGTCCGCTTTTTATTTGTGAAAATGATAATTCGGCTTCGTTTATGTCTATCCGTATGTTTTGCGCCTTTTCTTCCAACTGCCGAGAATAGACTTGCATTGCCTGTAAATCTTGATTGAGAGCTTCAATTTCTGTTCCGCTTTTGCCGTTTTTTTCTGCTGCTTCAATCCGGGCTTTTGCCTTTGCAATTTTATCGTACGTAGCGATTATTTCTTCTTGCGTTTTTTTAAGCTCTGCTTGTAATTCCTTTTGCTGTACTTGATACCGCCCGAACGCATCACTCATCAGCTTTGTTTTAGTGAGCTCATCGCCGAGCGTTACGCCGGAACCTTTCTCATCTTTTGTCGCAAGTTTTGTTTCAACGGTTATTCCTTTGCCAGCGCCTTTTTTCTTATCTTCCTCTTTAATGAATTGTTCGATAAGTGCAAGCCGCTTTTGCTGATACTCCTTTTCAACGGCAAGGCTGGATTGCCCATATTCTTTTGCTTTTGCGAGTTTTTCTTGATAGGACTTATCGAGTTCTGCTATTTGCGCTTGGTAAGAAGTATCTTTTTCCTTTGTTTTAGGCCCTTTATGTCCGCCTTTACCCTTTTCTAGTAGCTTGTTAAATTGTTCACGTAGGCGAATAAATTCGGCTAAGTCTTGCGAAGTCAGCTTTATTTTATTGCCGTTTCCATCGACAATATTTTGCAATTCGGCAACCTGTTTAATTTCGTTTTTTAAGAATTCATAGTATTCTTTATTTTCATCAAATGCTTCCCCCTCAATCTTTTTCCGCTCTTTGACCGCTTGTATGCCGCTTGTTTTAAACTGCTCCCATTTTTTTTGAAGAGTTTCAAGTGCTTGATTCTTTGTTTGCGTATCCTCTTTTTTATCTAATTGCGCAAGTGCGTCCGCGCCCGTTTCTATTTTCAGCTTTAATTGATTAGCTTCCGTAATAATCTGTTTCTGCTCGTCTAAAAGCGCCTGCTGTTCTTTTAATGATGTTCCGTCTTTTGCAAGTTTTTTGTTGTTTTGAGTGATTACTATTTCAAGTGAAGCAAACATATCTTCAAAAGAAGCAAAGCTAAAGCCGTCTTCCCCTACATCTTTTTTAAGAAAATGCGCTATCTTTTTTAATTCGGCTATCGCCGCTTGTTTTTCTTTATCTCCTTGAAGACGCGCTGTTTTAAACTGCTCAAAAATAGATTCGTATGTATTGGTGCGCTGGATGTCCTGACTATAAATTTTGAATGACCGCTCAAGTTTTGATTCGTTTTCAGCAACATATTTTTGCGCTTCATTCGCCGCTTGTTTTGATAACAAAAGCGCCCGCTCATTTTTGACTTTCTCAAGCTTAAGCGCATCTCGCGCAGCCTTTCGCGCTTTTGTAACAAACTGTTCGAGGCTCTCTCCTTGCGCCCGTAAGGCTCCTTGCGCATCGGGGACAATCTGTTTCAGCTGTTCAACAACGCTATTGAATTGGCTTTGCGCTTCTTTGCTGTCGTGTATTTTCCCTTTTAAGCTGTCGTACTTACCTAATAAATCTTGGATGCTCCGCCCTTTGTTCCCGCTTTTTGCGGCATCGGAAGCAAGGGCTTTCGCCTGTTCAAGCTGTCGTTCAGCATGTTTCATCGCATCTTCATGCGCTTTTTTCACTTGTGCAATAATACCGAGAGCAATAGCACCAGCGGCGGCAACGGCAGCGCCCCATGCTATAATCGGGTTAGCTGACATGACAAGGTTAAGCTGCACCATTTCAGCTTTTATCTTTTTAATGCCGATTGCAACAAGGAGCAAGGGACCTGCAGCGGCGGCTAATCCGGCAAGAGCGGTTCCTGCTGTTTGAACCCCGACTGGCAATTCATTAACAGCCTGTAAAACGCGGGTAATACCTTTCGCAAACGTATCAACCGCAGGAATGATATTTGATGTAAGGGTAATTTGAACCGCTTCAAAAGCGCTTGAAAGCTCTGCCTTCGTATTGGCAAAAGAAGCGTTTTGAATATCCTGCATCTTTTTTGCCGCCCCGTCTGATGCTTGCAATAAGCCGTCCATTGTTCGTATGGCATCCCCGCCGCCTTCGATCAGCGCTTGCATACCGGCAGCCGCCGCTTCGCCGAATAACTCGCTTGATTTTGCTACATCGATATTTGCATTTTTTAGCCGCTCAATTATGTCGGCAAGGTTATTTGTTTTCGGGTTTACCTCATCATAGCTTATGCCTAATTCTTGGAGTTTCTTTTTGACATCATCCGTACCGCTGGCTAACTTTTGTAAACCGGATCGTAAAATAGTGCCAGCCTGCTCACCGCCGAAACCGGTATTGTAAAGGCGCATAAGGGCAGCAGTTGACGCTTCAAGGCTCACCCCCAAACCAGCAGCAACAGGTCTGACATACTTCATTGAATACGATAGCTTTGTCATATTCGCTTGGCTTTTACTAATAGCCAATGAAAACACGTCGGCAATGTGCCCTGATTTTTCTGCACTGAGATTAAACTGCGAAAGAGTTGAAGCAATCGTACTTGAGGTAAAGGCTAAATCGCTTCCCGTCGCTCCTGCAAGCTGTAATACACCGTCGAGACTGTTCATTGCTTGCGTAGCTGATTGACCTGCTGAACCTAAACTATAGAGAGCATCGGCGGCTTGACTTGCACTAAAGCGGGTCGTTGCACCCATTTCTTCCGCTTTCTTTCGCAAGGCTTCCATTTCGGATGCACTTGCCCCCATAACAGAAAAAGTATTCTGCATGGACTGTTCAAAATTCGTAAAGGTATCGAGTGCGGCTTTTCCGAGCAAGGTTAAAGGGAGCGTTACACTGGCAGAAAGAGCGGCACCAATAGCAGCGATCTTCGTATTGATGCTATCAACTGCGTTGTCAATATCCTGCTCAAGTTTTGCAAGTGACCGATTGGATTCTCTGATCCCTTTTTGAAGTTTATCTGTTTTTAATGCTAATTCTGCATATATTTCGCCTAAACTCTGTCCCATTTGCCTAACCCGTTTTATGTATCACCCTCTGCAAAGGTCTCTGCCATATCTTTTTGAAATTGTTTTTCTCTTTTTTCTTTCACTTTCTGCGCTTTCTCTTTTTCTTCCCGCTGCTGATTTTCCACTTCAACAGCAACGAGACACGCCTCGTCGAATAGAAAGGCTTCAAAATCGTTTAAGCCTTTAATGTAGCTGCTGGGCTTGCATTTGTAGTATTTTGCGATTCTTCCGAAGCGGGCAAATTGAACGCGACCAAATTTTTTTTTACGTCCTTCTCCCAATCAGTTAAGTACAAAAGGAAAAGGTCGTTTAAAAAATCTTTTGGGATAACGTCGTTAAAGGCGCTTCCACTGATACCGCGTATTTTCAAAATTGCGTCGTAACATTCCTGATATGTCGGAGTAACCATGCTTTTTTTTGCAAGCTCTACAAGGAATTCATCTTCTTCCTCTTTCATCTTTTTAAAGTCAACCTCTGATACTGCCTCTTTTGCTCCCGCTGCTTCGGCGATACCGTCAATAAATTTGTACAGGATGTTCGGAAAACTCCCGCAGGTTAAAAGCTCTTGAAAATTTGTTTTGTGAATAAGGAATTTTTGTTTTGTGCCGTTCCATAAAAGCTCTACCCAATCGCAAGTTGCGATTGCAAGCCGTTCCGCTTCATTTTCCGGTGCCTTTATAGCCTCCGCGATCGCCGCTTCGATTCCATGTTCTCTGCGTTTTTTGTTAAAAAAAGATTTTATTTTTTCAAACATAGTTATCTCCTTGCCGCTTTAATAGGAAAGCTCCGCCCGCTTATTTCTTTTTCAAGACGGGCGGATAATCTTTTTAGCCTTGTACGTATTGCGTGTAGTCGGCAAGCGAAATTTCTTTGATGAATTTCAAGGGTAAATTACTGCGCTTGTTTTCCCCGCCGGAGCCTTGCAGTTCGACAGCGCCAAAAGCATCTTCACTTGCTTCGCTTCCTGTCGGCGTTGTTTGGCACGAAGGGAAGATAACCGCCTTAACGCGGGCGTAACTGCCTTTTGTGTTTTGCCCCTTTTCGTACTGCTCTACGAAGTAACGGAAGGTGACAAGCGGCGGGCTTCCGGCATTATCAATATACAGCTCTCCCGTTTCCTCGTTATACGTGTTGCCGGTAACAAGGGCAAAAAACTTATTTGGGAGGCTTGCAAAAGAAGCGGTAATATTGACGCCCTTTATTTTATCCGCTTCTTTTATTGTACAGCGGATCCCGTGTCCACTTGTTGCGTCAACCGTTTTACCGCTTTCTTTGTCAAAATCGTCTTTGAAGCTCTTCGCTTCTTTTGTCGAAACATAGCCGACAATACCGAGTAATTCGGCGAGCTTTCCTTGAAATCCAATCGGGGCAAAAAAAACGGTAAGTCTCCCGCATTCTCTGTCGTGATTTTAAGATACTCCGCATCGTAATCGGTACCGATGACCGTCTTAGCCGCCTTGAGCTTTATCCCTTTCGGCTTGAGCGCAGTAAAGGCAGTATTGAAGTCTTTTACCATGTCTGCAACGGAAACGGCTTTTTTTATCCGCAGCAGTCGAGGCAAAGGTAAAGGTTTCCGTTTTGGTGCCGTACAGAACAGTCAGCTTTAAATCGTCTGTTGTCCAGCCGTCAATGTTGAACGGCCCTATTTTACCGACGAGTCCACCTCGGTGCTTTCTCACCTCACCGGTTTGCGGATTGGTATCTTCCCAATCGTTAGGAGACGGCCAGCTTTTATCAGCATTCAGATGCGCCGCTTGCATTATCCCGATTGAATACCCGTATTCGTTTTTCTTTTCCATAAGTCTTTTAACCTCCATTTTATCTACATAAAATCTCCGCCGAAAACGGGGATTTTAAAATTGAGCTGTTTTGAAATTGCGCCAAGTGAATCCTCTATCAAATCACTTGAGCAATCAACGTATTGCACTAAAAAAACACCGCCGCTCCTGATTCGTTTTAGATGCTTTCCGTCCAATGCAGTAATAACTTTTTCACAAGCGGTATCAAGCAGTTCAAAATCCCCAGCGGGGACATAGACGCTCACTGTAACCATATTCCAGCTTCCCAGCCGCGTTTTAATACCGTGTTCAAATTGCAGAATAAGAAACGGCTTTTTTGCTGTCTTTTCTACATTACCGATGTAATACACCGGATAAAGTTTTACCAGTTCCGCATACAGTGCACTCCGCATGGTTTCCTTTCCTTATTGCCGTTTGAGCGCTTGTCCACATGCTTTTTCGATACCGTCAAAAAACATACCGGCATGGGCGTTCCGTGTTGGCTTTAAGATTCCGTACTTTTCTCCGAACGTTACGCCGCCTGATACTTCTTTCGTTCCATTTTCAAGCCAATAGCCATATTCTTTACCGGTCTTACCGTACATATCCTGATAAATCCCTGCCGATATTGCTTGCGACGAACGAGAAGCAACACCGCGTAATCCCTTGCGGGCATCCCCCGTTCGGTCAGTCCATACGCGGTTTTCTTTCGCATACCGCTCCATGCTGGCAGCGGTTTCGCAGGCAACCATCTCGCAATCATTCAGCATCTCTTTGGTGATGCTTTCTAACCGCTCAAAAACCGCTTCCAGCCCTCTCATTCGACGGCCTCCCGTATCTCTTTTGCTCTGCCTGACATCTTGTAGGCATTCTCCGGCGCATACCCGCCAATAGTGATCTTTCGGATAAAAACGACTTCATACCGGCTGCCTTGAAAATCGAATAAGTCGCCCGCCTGAATATCCGCATCGTGGAATGCGGTGATATTGACGATATGCGTTTTTAACAATCCTTCTTGCAAAAGTCGGTCGGTTTCGCTATGTGAGATTTCTGCAATCCGAACCCGCTGCATTTCCGTTCGCTTTTCTACTTCCCTTACATTGCCGTATTCATTTTTCTCTCTTTCGCGGCGAATAAATGAAAGAAGAGACGGATTGACCGCAATAATACTTTCCGTGTCTTTCCGTAATTGTTTGACGACATTTACCATAGAGCCGCCTCATTATCATCTTTTTTACAGCAGATTAAAAACGAAGCGCTGGTGTTTTTCCGCTCCGCTTCCCATGCCTCTTTATACCCTTGCGCAGTTTTAAGGCAGAGATTCACATAATCGGCGGCGGTGTATTTTTCTATTGCTTCACCGCCTGCACTAATGCTTTTTATATCGCCTCCATCTTTTTGAATAATGCCCGCTTTTTGCGTCCATAAAAGGTAGAGCGCATGATTTTCACTTTCTGCCGCTTGTAATGTGATTGTTAAGTCGATGGTAGAAAAATGCGTGTCCGCTTCGCTGCCTCCATCCGGTATCGCTTCGTTAAGCAGGGTGCGGATTCTTTGTATCAATGCTTCGGTGATGATCATGCGCTGCTATCTCCCTTCTAGGTTTGCGGGTTTGTTTGCGATTGCGCTTTCTTTGCGCTTTCAATCGCCTGCAAAATATCAATATCACCTGCCGCTTCTTTCAAGTCGTGTAACTCTTTTTCCGCCGCTTCAAGCGTTTTGATCTTTGCTTTTAATTCGCCCACCTTCGGCTTTTCAGCGCCGCTTTCGTTTTCTTCCGGCGCTTTAAACGGCGTTTCAAAAGTTCCCGCAAGCGCAGGATTGAGTTCTTCCCATGCATCTCCTTCAACTGCGTAGCCGTTCGTTACATCGCCTGCCTCATGCTCAACATACCAGCCGTTAGCGGTTTTCATTATGCGTAAGGTAATGTTTTCACTTCCCATATTATCTCCTCGATCTGTCATTAAAGAGAGAGACGAAACAAACCGTGCATCTCTCTCTTTAAAAGCCTTATGCGAGCTTTACCTTATGCACAGCATCTGCAACACCGGCAACCGCGCAACGGGTAAAGGTTTCAACAACATCCAATTCAGAAAGAGTGAGAATGTTACCCCGCTGTTCAAGGTGTGTTAAATCTTCTTTTACAAGCGCCTTAAACGACTGCTTCGGAACGATTAAATACACTTCGTTATCAGCCGGAGCTTTAAACTCGTATTTAATTCCGCCGACTTCACCCGTCCAGCCGTCATAACTTAAAACACTCTGAATCTGCGCAAGCTGCCCCAGCTGTGTACCTTTTTGCAGTAAGCCTTTGATTGCCGCCTCTACATCCATCGCCGTTGCAGAGTTACAAAGGGCTATAGTCGGACGAATCCGATAGCCGCTTGCATTGGTACGCTTGAGGGCATCTTTAAGCCCTTTCCGCAGTGTAAGCCACACATTCTCAAGGTCGGTACTGCCGGTTGTTACCTTATTGGTAACGGCATCTCCGGTATACGAATGCGTAATAATCGGCGACAGGTGCAGATGGTCAAGAATGGCATTATGCGCAATACCGAGTGCTTTTGACGCTTGCGGCAATTTCCAAAATTCATTGAAGTTTACCCAGCCTCGTGAGATGGAATAACCGGCTGCGAATGTCTTAAAATCAACCGTTTCGAGCTTACCGAATTTGAAATCAGCCATCGGCACACTTTCCCCATCGTTGGTAACACCGAATGCAGCGCGCATTCCGATAAGCTCCATCACTTTGATTGTGCGGGGAAAATCGGCATTTTTAATCTCTTCGTAAATGAAGGAATAAAGGGCAGGATGCTCCGCCATACCGAGCGATACGTCAAGAACAGCTTGCTTTGCAAACTTATGCAAATCCTCTGCGCTCATCATTTCCCCTGACGGTAAGCCGACCGCCCGTGTAAGCATTTCCCGCGTAAAGATTTCAGTGCGCGTACCGGCGCCGGTATCCTTTATTGTCATCTCACCGGCAGGCACATTCGGCGCACGGTATTGCAACGACATCTGTTTTTTCTCCGTAGCATTTTTCATACGGATTGTTTCATGTGATACAAATTCCATTGTTTTTTTTCTCCTCATCGTTATGTACGGTCTGCTTTTATGCGTGAAGCGAAAAAAGCACCGCACCCCCAATCGTCCCCCAGTAGTAGCCGACGAGCTTATTACCTGATGCGGTTTTTGTAAGCTTGCCGTCCGAAGCGCCGAGATACACCTTTTCGCCGATTTTCGGCAAATTGGCGCTATCATAGCTTTCCGTTGTCCATTCCCGCTGCGTATCAAAAGACACCGTTACTTGATTGCCCGTTTCTTTTTGCAGCACAACCCCCGCGCGGTCGCCGACAAAGACAATACCGTGATTATCGAGCGTCTGCGCTCCTCCCGCAGGAATTGTTACATCTGCGATTGCAACCGTTTTATTAACTGATAAAAGTCTGTGCTCTCCAGTCATATCACACCCCCTCGTTTAGATTTCGTATACTTCCGGTTCACTTTTTGCACCCGCACCGGCCATCTGACCAACCGGAGCGGTTGCGGTTTTTCCTTGTACGAGCTTTTGAATGTCCGCATCATTCATTACGCGGTCCATTTCGCCGGCAATCTGCTCTTTACTCATACCAGTTTCAAAATGACAGAATTTATCCACCAACACTGCCATTTCACCTGTGGGTTTACCGTCTTTGGTTAAGCCCTTTTCAGCCTTGACCGCATCGACCATTTCACCAAACGCTTTCTTTGCCGCCTCCGCTTTTTCTTCTTCCTTCGCTTTTTTCGCAAAGTTGATAGCATCGGTAAGCGCCATTTCTCCGGCAGCTTTTTTGAGTTCGGCAAGTTCACTTGAAGCCGCTTCCAAGCCTTTTAGCTTTTGAGCATCTTCCAGTTTTACCCCCATTTCCCCTGCAACGGCTTGCGCAGACAAAAGCCCTGTTTTTGTTCTCCGTGCGATTTCTGCCGTAAGCTCGTCATTTGCTATACTTGCAAGTTCCATTTCTTCCTCCTGAAGTTTATATTCAACAACGCGGCGCACCTTTTGAGCCGCCCCGAATATAACCGTATTATTTTGTATGCTGTACGGAATTTTATACAGCTGATTTTTATATTCACCAATGACATAATCATCATAAAAATCTTCCGTAAAAACATAATCTGCATATTTCTCTCGCAAGGCATCACGGATTTTTCTTTCCTGCTCATTAAAGCTCACACCCTCCATCTGCCCGATTGCGCTTTCGTTATGTTGCCCTTCGCTAAGCGGCGGCACAAAATCAACAGAGCGCAAGGCATAATCAACAACCGTCTTTTTCCTTTCATCCGCATACGTCGGTATTCCCCAGATAGAGACTGCGTTAATCTGCTTATTTTTCAGCCACCGCCGTATTTTCTCCGCGTGTTCTCCCTTATCAGGAATAATGCGGTAATAGACTTTCCCCGCCTCTTTATCGAGTAATGCGCCGATAACCGTTCCGTATATCTCACGTCCTTCATAAAAGAATGCTTCTTGCGATTGATGCCCATAGCCGGAAGGAATAAAAACCGTACTGGTCAAAATCGTTTCGACAATGTGTTCATACGCAGCATCGAGATATTCAACGCCGCTTTTGCTTTTTCGATATTCAACGGCAAAAATACAATCGAGCGGATCGGCATCCCCTTTGAGCGCTGCAATCATTTCAGGTGTTGCAAGCGGATTTAAGCGGATGTGGCTCATTATTGTCTTTGCTTCCACTTCGGAAAGCATTTCACCCACAGCCTCAATCGATACAAACGGAGTTTGCGCAGGATCAGTAAAAAGCGGTTTTTGCGTATATGTGTTTTTTCCAGACTTCCCCATGTCATTACCTCTTTTTGTGGTACGGTTTGTATTGTAAATAATTGGGGGTGCGTAACACAAATTTTACGCGTAAAGAGAATAAAAATATTTTAAGGAACATGATTTTTATCCCTGCTGATTTGCGTTACGTACTGCGTTTCTTCTATGCTGGTGTTACAAAATGATTCAACAAGGCAGCGTTTTATGGCTATAGAGAAATTACCTACCAGTGTGTTAGTCCTCGGCATTGCGGCAATCGTGTTTATTGCCGTCCTTATTTTTCTGCTACTGAACAAGCTTCTTAAAAAAGGCATACAGCTAGGAGCCGGGGATAAAAAAATTATCGTTGGAGACATTGAAAAAAATGTTGATGATAAATTGGAGCTATTCAAAACGGATATAGAGAAAAAAGGAAAAGACCGGCTGCACGATGAAGAATGCCGAAAAAAACTATTCAGACAATCTGGGGAGATTGACGAAAAAACAAAGGCAGACGAACGGCGGATAGTTCGCCGGATTAACGGCACAATCAAAGAAATCTTTTTACCCTTCGTAAAATGCGAGATGCCGATGCTCTCTTGTGTTGAGTTGGTAAAAGACGTGCTGCAGGAGCGTGTAGACTATAACTGTATGCGGGAGCGGCTGACAGCAACAGAGCGTAAAGGCTATATTGCTGACATTCTCTATTTTATCGAACAAGACTATAAAGCCTTTTTACATAAACTTCCCGCCGTACCATGCGGCACGGAACAGTATCCTTCATGGGAAGCAATCGCCCCGCAGATAGAACGCATCGTCAATGAGTGGGCGGATGAAATGATACGGATTATCGCTCGGCGCATCAAAGAAAAAATCGCAATGTACAAGGCTGAACAATCGGCATTCCTTTTACCGGAGTATAAAGAAATCTGTATTGATTATCCTATCAAAAAGAATATCGGGTACCTGAAGGCATTATGTATAGAGCAGGATGTATATGCATGACACTGGAGCAGTTTGTAGAAAAATACAACGACTAACAGATTTTAGGAGGTTTAACGATGGGAGTGATACGGGATATTGACCGGCTTAAGCCGGAGCTGGCAAAGCGGACGCGTGCTTTTTTAGCAGAACTGAAAAAGCGTGGTATAGAGGTAATCGTCCTTGAAACAGATCGGACGGTTGATACGCAGGCGGCCTATTATGCGCAAGGTCGCAAGCCGCTTGAAGAGGTGAACGCCTTGCGTAAAAAAGCAGGCTTGTACCTTTTAACCGAAGCGGAAAATAAGCGCATCGTAACAAAGACGACGCAGTCGAGGCATTTCGGCGGAAACGCCGTTGATATTGCGCCGGTAAAAGACGGCCGCGTCTGGTGGAATGCACCGGAGCAAGTCTGGAAAGAAATCGGCGCTATCGGTGAAGAATGCGGGCTTGATTGGTGCGCAGGCGGATACGGACAAGTGTGGGGTAAGGGCTGGGACAATCCCCACTTTGAACTTATGTAAGGAATAGCGGTGTATAAATGAAATTATTGTTATTACAAACATTAAATCAACTGATTTTTTATATCTTTTTTCCATTCACAATAGCAGGACTCATTTTAGAATTTAGTTTAATACCCTTTATTTGTTTTGAAGATAAACTTGATTCTTTTTATCGTGATGAATATTGGAAAGTCAAAAAGAACAAACAAAAACGAATATTCTTATTTTTATTATGGGGATTTAAAAATATGATAGCTTTGATTTTCTTTCCGATTACTCTTATAGAATTTATTCTAATGCATCTGTCTCAGCCTTTTATGGATTTTCAAGATACCATTGAATGTCGTTGCTGTATTGAAGTACGAAAACAATGGGAAGAAAAACAAAAAAAGGAGCGGTAAATGAATGAAAAGAATGTTTTTATTGTTTGTAGTATCTGTTTTTTGTTGCTTGCTCTTTCCGGCTGTTGCACAAGAGCGGCTGTATACGGTAACGGAGACGGAGCTTATCAGGTTAGAGAGCATATCGGAGAACTTGAAGATAAGCAGACAGAATCTGCTATTACAGGCGAGCAACTTAACGGAACGCTTGAGGGCGCAAGAGAGCAAAGCGAAGAGCTTAACCGAGAAATTGCAGACGGCCGAAAGTACAGCGAACATCTTACGCAGTCAATTACAGACGGAGCGAGCGAGCTTGAAAGCCTTGCGGCAATCTTACAACACATACGAAAAAGAGGCGTCCGAAACAATAGCGAAACAGCAGGCAATAATCAATAAACAAAAAGATAAACTCCATCGGCGGATGATTGCCGTTATAATACTTTCGGCAATACTAACAATACTACTTTTTACAATAGGCGTAAAATACTTTTTAAAATACAAGTTCAGCCTTTTTCGTCCTCCCTAGAGGCTGATAGAAAAATAGCAGTTACCGAATAATCCTCGACAACTGCTATACGGTTTTATGTTGCAATAAGGACTTTGAACTACAACGTACAAACGATATGCCCTTACCCTTAAAAATCAAAGTTCCTTATTTTGGATGTAAGGGCATACTTTTTCCCAATACTATTAAGGAATAACATAAATGACTTTTGACAAGCGCATCATCGGGGCATTACGGGAATGCAAAAACAAAGAGCAGACGGAAGATACCTTTAATCGGTTTAGGATTACTGATATCACAGAAAAGCAGCGGTACTTGACCTATGCGATGTATGCGCCGTCTTATTTTTTTAGCCCCTCAGCGCCTCCAACAGATGAGCAGTTGTATGAATTTACGCTCTGCCATTTTATCAATGGCTATTGGCGGCTTACTCCCTTCTATGAAAAGTTAGGATTGGTAAAAAAGCCGTTAAGTGAAGCTGATAACCGGATTCTTAAAGAACTCAATACCTGCACTTCCCGGCAAGACATTGATATAGTTTTTGACGAGGAAGGAATACACGACTACCGTGAACGCTGTAACGTACTCCGGCGTTGTATGCGCGTACAAGAGATACTCGGAGATGCTGGCATTTCCTCTGAAAAAGATGATTACGAGTTTGACTGTGCTGTCTTTTTGGATGGTTCTTTGCGGGATTGGTAGGGGCTATTTACCTGTTGCTGATTCAGTCGTTGCAAAATACGCAACAACTCATGTTGGTGTTGTTCTTATCCTTCTACAACCTCGATGCTCTCTATTTCGTCTAAAAAGGCTCCGGCTAATTGCCCATTTGCAAGCTTTATATCAATATCTGCTATTTCTGGTTCGTTGTTGACCGCCCATGTAAAACCGTATACGGTTCCTTCTATAACAGTCTTATCATGGAGAACAGCTTTAATAGTATGCGCTTTTTTGCATATATTATAGAGTTCCGTTTCCGTTTTTGGGTAAAATATCATTTTTCATCCTCCGGTACTAGACTAAACGGCACTAAGTGAACGCCTGTTTTACTATAATGGATTTTAGCTTTATTTGTTTCTTTTACTTCGCCGCTGTCTTGATTAACATCGAATCCTTTGAGCCTATCATCTTGTATAATTTCTGTAAGGTTTCTTTTTGTAAGTCGTATTTCGCCTTTCCCCGCCTTTTCATCGATAATCGTTTGCAAGGTTTCAAGGTCGTTTTTGACGTAGCAAGTATTTTACTGTGTTTTTCATGCTGGAAGCTATTACCACATTAAATTTAAGCAATGAGCCACAGATCCAACGCAGCCTTCTGTTAAAACTTTATAGCTTGGAACATATTGGTCTTTATTTTTATAGTGTTCAATATCTGCATCATATCTTGTTTTCACTTCATCTTGAAAATCTTCCCTTAAAAAGGCTTCTTTAACTTCTTTATCGCTGTATCCATAATCTTTGAAAATTTTTTTTACTAATTCTAAGTATTCATTAAAAGTTACTGTTTTCTCATCCATAATTTACCCCTCTTGCTTTTTCAAAAAGCTATCTCTGTATTTCATTGCATCATCATAATCGTCAAAATGTTTAATTTTCTTTTTTAATTTTTCCCAATCCGTTGTTGTTTTATTTCCTGTATATTTATAAAATACAATATCTTCTTTCTTATAACCTGTTACATTTTTCTTCCAATCCGGTGGAGCATACTCTTCATTGAATGTAACATATGCAACAGGTTCAAATCCGTTCTTTGTATAAAAGCCGTGATTGCCTGCATAGCTATCTAGCTTTACCCCGCCGTTATCGACGGCATAACGAATTAAATCGGAGCCTTTTGTGCCTTTATCGTTTGAGTTCTTGCATACGCTGATAATATCTCCATCAGGTTTTATTGCAACGCAAGAGCCGCCTTTTGAGGCGAACAGCTTGACATTATTATACTCTTCTTTTGTGTGAGCATCAACGCGCCAAGCGTCCATTTGCGGTACTTGCGTTTTAGCGGTTTTGATAATTTCTGCAAATTCTTCTGGAGTTTTCGTTTCAATCTTGCTTGCAACTTTTTTATATCGTTTTTCTTCTGCCCGTCTCTGGTACGCTTCATGCCGTTGCTCTTTCAGTTTCTCTTTTTGCGCTTCGGTTAATTCTTCCAAATTGGTAAATGCGGAGGTATTTTGCAGCCGCGTTTTGATTGCTTCCCAATTTTCAGGCGGCTTATTGGCAACGTCTCCGCGCTCTATATCCTTTGCGATAACCGGCGCTAAGGTGCAAAGACAGCAGATATGCGGCTTTCCAGGAGCAGCATCGACGGGATAAATCCCCGCGCCCAGTCCGTGGTCATTGGCATACGCCATCGTGTCGCAAATATCGTGATAGCCGGGCAGCCGGTTATTCGATAAAAGCCATTTAACCGCTTTTACTGCAGGATTTTCTTTAAAGCCTTCAATCGTTGCCTGCCAATACACTTCGGATAATTCATTGCGGATAAGCCGTAAGGCTTCATAGTTTAAGTTCTTCGGAACCCGCCCGCCCATACGTTCGTACATATTCGGGTATTTTTCTGCAAATGTTTTTGAGCCTTCTTTGACATACTGCTGTAATGCCTTTGCAACTTCGACACAGTCGGTATTGATACCACTTGAAATGATTTCTTGTATCTTGTCATAGTTGTTATCGGATACATCCCATATCCGGTCGGAAAGGACAAATTCTTTATGCTTGAATATCCGCTGCTTGCGCATGGTGCTTTCTGCGATTATCTCCGCTTCACGGAGCGCGTCTTTTTCAATCAGCCGGAATTTGAGTAAGCCTTTTTCTTTGTAATACCGTTTTGTCTGCTCACCGACAAAAAGCCCCGCATACGCTGCGCGGGTTAATCCTTCCTGCGTAATACGTTCAAGCTCGGAAGCAAAAAAGACTTTTTCCTCTGCTATGTGCCCTGCCAGTTCTTGAGTAATGCCGGTAAAAACGCCCCTCTTACCGATCCGCTCCCGTATGCGGTTAATGCTTTCCTGTAACGCTGCTTTTATCTCTGTTTCGGCGGTCAGTAATGTCTTACGCCTGCCTTGTAATGCCGTGCGGATAAAACTTTGCAGCTCTTCCGGCAAGCCCGATAAATCAAAGTCCATTTACGCGCTCTTAAAGAGATCTTCAATCGCGGCTTCGGCCTCTATATCCCCGCTGCGGATCCTATCCTGCAATGCTTCAAGCCGGATTTTGAGCTTGAGCCATTCGGTAGCGGCCTCCTTTTCCGTTTCATAGTCTGCAGGGATTGCCATAAAGGTTTTAAGGGTATTGAAAGCGCTTTTTGGAGAGACCAAGCCCATTGTCATGGCCTTATCCATTGCGCCGACAAAGGTGCTAAGAGCGTTCATCATTGCAACATCATCTTTTGCCGTCAGCTCCTGCCAGCGGACGATTGGATTATCGGCTCCTCCGTCCCCAGCAAATTCATCGCGTCCTGCAAGCGCAATGCGGGCTGCTTTGAACACATCGGCAAGCCAATAGTAAAACTCGTTATATTCACCTTGCCGTCCTTCTACCTTCTTTGCCCATACGGGAGACTGCTCGGCAACGCTCGCATTGGTTGACTGCATCGCTGTACCATATAGATATTCAGGCATCGTAAGCTCAACGATAATCCAGTGTAAGAGTTTAAGAAGCGAAACAGCGCTTTCTACATTATTGGCTTGTCCGACATACCGTATATCGCTTGCCGCATCTTCACCGTCCATAATAGCCGCCTTAAATTGCGTCATATCAACCGCTTCTTTCCCTTCTGCGATATGTCCGATTTTCTCATCCGTGAGCCCAAATGAGTATTTGAGAAATTGCGCAACGTTTTTCACCTTTACCAATAAGCGCGGCTCAAGAATATTGTCGATATGCCGTCCAACTTTCCGCAAGGTCGCGTCATACCGGCGGATAAACGGAACCGCCGGAGCAATTTCAGGGATTCCATCTTTTAAGAATGTTTGCTTGTTGTTATAAAGGCAAAATACCGGTACAAACGGGAAGGCAGTACGGTTGACTATTTGCTTCTGCTGATACCCTGCAGGAAGATCGCCGTCAATGTCGATCGTTTCCTTGCCCGCCTCAAGGGTGATGCGGATAACCGCTTTACGGTCTACGCCTCTCTCTTTCCATTTTTCTACTGTTTCAGTTACAAAGCGCGTATAGCCGCCGGTAAGGTCTTTGATACAATCATCTTCAACAACAAGCTCAAGCGGTATCTGCTTTATGCGGATTTCACTTCGTCCTGTTGCAGTCTGCTCTAATCTTATCCAGACATAATGCTTACCGTCTATCATCGTCTGCTTGTAAATATTGAATAGCAGCGTCTTGTTTCTCGTTAAAAATGCTTGTATCGATTTTGAAAACGTATCGCTTTCCGCTTGAATATCAGGTAAGCCGATAAACCAGCAAAAGGTATCGATATAGAGCTTGGTACAATAGTTACCCAGCGCATAGTCAAGGTAGCCGCTCTGATGCGACGGCGCCGATGAATACAGGGAGCGGGATAGCACATAGTCCGTTTTTACGCTGCTAAATGCTTCAGCTGCATCCCGTTTTGTAATGCCACTATCTAAGAATAAACCGGATATACTCCGGTTCCGCATAAAAAAATCTGAAAGTTTCATGTTATACTCCGCCTCCCAGAACATTAAACAATGCTCTTTTTGCCGCATCTTCGTGCGCTAAGTCTTTTAAATCGGGTTTTAAATAATTGATTGCATGAACAAATGCGTCCATACGGTCAGGACTATCGTCTCCCGGCTGCCAGTTACATAACTCATCTTCAAGCATATCCAGCGGATCGGTTCCGTGTTCCGCGTTATAGGAAAGCGGGTTCCGGTAGAAGTGAATGCGGCCCTGTTCGCAAAGGGTAGATGAGTTAAGCGCCCGCGCCAGTTTTGAATGCACTGCTCGCACACGCTGAATACACTGCGTTACCCCTGCATTGATAAGCGTACTTTCTACCATGTCGCCGCCTTGATTGTCTTCGATGACAACCGTATCGGCTTTCTGCATTTCTGCCATAGCTTTTACCGTTAAGCCCCATTGATGGGGTGTTCCGATAAGCGACGCATCCGCTAACACGTAGTAGTGGCTTTCAGTTTTGTGCTGAATAGCAGCGGCGCTGATAAGCCGTTCGGGCGCCGCTCCCTCTAATACCGTAATAATGCCGGTATGGTTTGAATCTGCCGTATGGCTTGCCGCAGGATCGACGCTCACGATAATACGGTAGCGGTTTGCAACAAGCGGCAAAACGTCAACCTTGTTGTTTTCTATCCAGTCTTTTTTAAACAGGGCATTGGGGTTATCGTCGAGGATTTGTGCATAGAGTTCCTGCTGCCCTAAACGGGTACCTTCGTACTTTGAAACAATTGTGCTGATAAATGCCGGAGAAAGGTTTGACTTATTCTCGTAGGTGCTGCCGATGGTTACATGTACGCAGGGCTTTCCATCGCTGTTTGTCAGTCCTTCAAGACGCTTGGTAAATGCTGTCGGCTTCGGGGTACTCGTTACCACACATAAGGGATTACTCCCTAGGCGTAAACCAAGAAGAAGGTTATCAAAGGTTTCTTCCGGATATTGCCATTTGTGTATTTCATCGCACCACAGCCAATCAGACTGCGCACCTCTGGATTTCTCCGGCTCTGAACCGTAGAAAATACTGATAACTGCACCGTTACTGAAAAAAACTCTTTTTATCGACGGCTTATACACCATACCGAGATCTGGCGGGCAATAGCGGGCAAGTCCCGACTCTCCGTTAATCATAATATCGCGCACCTCTTCTGCTGTCGCTCCGCATAATGAGAGATGTTTGTACTTGTCCGTTCTCACCGCTTCGATGATCGCTTGCCCTGCTGTCCGTGTCTTACCCCAGCCGCGTCCGCAGCGGAGGCACCAGATGTATTTTTCTCCGGTTATCCAGTCTCTGGGCGGCAGCTGATCATCGCGCGCCCAAAACCCCCAATCGAACGGCAGCGCGTCAAGCTCTGCGGGGGTAAGCGCATTGATAAACGCTTCTTGCGCTTCCTTATTACTTCTGAGCATATCAGCGGTAAGCGTCCTGTCATCAATACACTTCCAGCCGGTCTTTATCAGTGTTGGTGGGGATACCGGTTCGATTTTCATGCGTTATCCTTTTGCGGGTTATTTATTCCCTGACTTTCTCTGTCTTGCGCCAGCGGTGCTTCTTGTTCTTTCGACGGCGCACTATTACCGATAAGAGTGAGCTTGTCGGAAATTGCCTTTTTCTTGAGCGAAAGGCTTAACTCCATATCTTCCTGTGTGCCGACAAAAATAGAGAGCTTATCAAGCCCTAATAGTTCGCATTCTTTATTGATAGCGCCGAGGTATGCGTTCATATTTTGTGATTTTATTGCCATTTCTTTCACCGCTGCTAATTCTTCCAGTTTTTTTCCTAATTCATATTGCTGATCTATTTCCGCTGCTTTTTTCCTTCGACGCTTTACTTCTAAAATATCTTTTTTTGCTGTTCCCACTGTAATGCCGAGTTCATCCGCTATTTTTTCTGCAAACAGTTCAATATTCATGCTCTTTACCGGGTTTAATCTGTCTGCATACGCAATCTTAGCAAGATGTTCTTCCCGTTCTTTTTTTGTGCGAGGCGGTTTTCGTTTTGTATGTAAATCGTTTACTATTTCTTTCGACATAGGGGGCTTATACCTTTTTTATGATTTTTTACCTTCGTACATTGATAAAACTTATCAAAAATGATACAATATGCTTACTAAGGATGGTAGAGAATATGGTAAAAATCAAAACACTCACAGTTACAAGCAAGTTCAGGTATCTGTGGCTCAAGTACATAACCGGCATCAGTCTTTCAGTACATTGTGCCGGATGTTTTAAAGGTGTGTACTCAAAGCAAGTATCACCGACAGTTACTAACCTTGAAAATGCAGAATTAAACGAATGTGCAACGGACATTTTTTACCTCTGCGGAGTTGCGAGTCCCTATAATTGGAGTAAAAACTTTCATCTTGCATTTGAGCAAAGTGAAGGGGATGTAATTGACTACGCAAGCAATGGTATTCACGTTGTTATTGAAAATGCAAAACAATTGCCAATATCGCAAGAAGATATTGATACTTCGCTTAAAAATGCGGATAAAAAAGAATATTATACCTGTAGAAATTGGCAATTCGCTAATTATTTGAGGAAGCATAATATTTTTTAAGAACCTCCCATACCTCTTTATTTCTTTGATATGAGTTTCCGTTCGGTAATGGAAGATCAAACTCAAAATCAATAGCCGCTTTTGCTTCGCTTTCTGTAAGCTTCCTTTTTCGCTTTAATATCGCTGCCCAGCATCCGGAAGAGTATTTATGCTCAAAAAGCAACATTTCTAATCCAGCTTTCTCACATGATTTTTGAAATGTTTCTTTTGTATGAAAATGTTGATAAAACCATTGCCCCTGTCGGTATAACCCCGGAAAATTATCTTTATCCAAAAAATAGAAATTTCGTTTGGTGTGAGTAGAAGCTTTTTCATTTACTTTAGACAAGATAGTTTCAACCCGCCTGCCACTGATAAATATTTTTCCGTTTGCTACAATGTTTAACACCCGTAATACGGCAATTTCAGCATCCATACTGTCAACAGAGTTCATAACACTGTCGCAAACTACAATGTCAAATAATCCGTTATCTTTGATGAACGCTATAAATTCGTCAATTTGCCTATGTCCCAAACCGACATTGATACTCTTTACATTATGATTATAAAACTCAACGCCGCGAATATTATATTTTCTCTCTTTTAAAAGTTTGACATAGCCGCCTTTTCCACAGCCGAAATCGAGAATGCTTGCATTAGGATGTTTTACTATGTATGGAATAACATAGTTTTCATATAGAACGCTTTTATTTTCTTTTACGATGTTTTTATATTCTTTTCCATTCGGATTACGGTACATTTGCGCGAGTCCCTGTACAAACGTCCGTTTTTCAAGCTTTTCGTATGAATATTCTCCGTAGCTTTTTGAGAAAAAGTATTCAACATCCTTTTGCTTTTCTTTCGGAACAAAAAAGATATTTGCCTTATACCCTAACAATTGGCATGACTTAATGTAATCGGCACCATCGTATATAATACCATTACAGATAACCGCAGAAAAAATATTACCGTACCGCAGCATTAAGTTACAAATTTCTTTTACATAAAACGGTTTGCTTGTTTGAATTGAAAAGTCTTGCGCATTTATTGTCAAAAATTCATTTTCTCGTACCTCGGCCCCAGTGTATTTGTTGTCTTTTGTAAAAACCCTGTCGGTTCCGTTGTGCATCTGGTTAAAAAATATCTCATCAGCTATTCCTATATCATCACACATAAAGCACGGAACACGATCAACCCCAATTGCGGCAGCCGCTTTTGTTCTTTGGTGCCCAGCAATAATAGTCATGTTCTTTTTGTTTACCAAAATAGGAATAATAATACCAAGTGTTTGAAGGCTATTTTTCAATTCTTCAAAGTTATCATCCTGAATAAGACGGGGATTATATGCCGCCGGTCGTAAATCTTTAATCGTAATCGTTTCAATCATTTGAGTAAGCTCCTTATAAAACCGAAAACAACGCCGTTCTCGCCGATATAATCATCAATTTGCTTATTTAATGCATTGTATTCTTCTTCCGTAAGCGGTATCTTCCGTTTACCACCGCCTTGCTTCGCCTTTTTCTTTACCTCAAGTCCGTTCTCGTTTATATCCATTTCAGCAAAACTGTAATCGTCAACATTACCGATATTAAAATCGAAACCCTCCAGCATGTCGGCAATGTCTTCGTTCCATTCTAATCCCAGCTTATCAAAATCCCATTGGGAGTATTCGGATGTTTTATTATCGATGAGGCGGAATGCTTTTATTTCATCTTCGGTAAGATCATCAGCATAAAGACAGGGTATATCGATAATACCAAGTTTCTCAGCGGCTTTTACCCGCGTATGTCCGCACACAATGACATTGTTTTTATCCAAAATAACAGGATTCTTAAAACCAAACAGTCGAATACTTTCGGCAACTTTTTCTACTGCTCTCTCGTTTTTACGCGGATTATTCTCATACGGTTTTATTGCTTGTATGTTGATGATTTCCAGTCTCATGCTTATATCCTTTTATGGAAATAGACTATCATAAAAAGGATGCGTAACACAAAAAAGGCTGCTTATCAATTCTGATAAACAGCCTTTCATAATTGAGAATTAAGATAAAAGATAGATGGGCGCTATACTTCCAACAAATCCGTGTAATTGCAATTTAAAACTTTTGCAAGCTTTTGTGCAACACGTAAGCCTATTACCCGCCGGTTTGCTTCCATTGCTGAAATATTGGTATGGCTTATACCTGTAAGTTTTGCCAATTCAGTAATAGAAAGTCCTGCACGAACTCTATAACCAGCCACCTTATCACCTGGTGCTATTTTTGATTTTAGGTTTTTATATAATTTTATATCTTCCCTTTTTTCAAGCTCATCATCGGTTTCTTCAATATTTCTGATATGGGCTTGCGGATAGTGTTGTAATACTAAATCCTTAACGAGTTGGACACCTGTTCCTTTTATGCTAATATCAATTTGATATTTTTGTTCTAATGCCTGCATAATCTCATTTTTACTATTTTTAACACAAAATTACAATGCTATCTGCAACCGTTGTTTTAATGCGCTTTGTAATTCTTGTGAAAAATTGATGTTTGCATTTTCCGCCGCTTCCGCAAGCCAAGCAGGCAGCGTTACATTTTTACGGATCGCTTTGTTTTCAGCCATAGCCCGATATCGAGTTGTATCAGCTCTGATTATTGAGAGTATATCATTTTTTTTGTGTGTTATTTGCTGTTGCGGTGTCGCTTTGGCAATTTCAAATTGTTCATCTTCTGCCACACATAACCATGCTGCCATCGCATCTTCGATTTGCTCTATGGCATCTTGTAAATCTCTACCGGTCGTTATACAGCCTTTAAGATCAGGAACACGCGCATACACAGTACCATCTTTTTCTGTAAAAATTGCAGTATAAGCATATTTCATTTTTTCGCTCCTTGTTCAATTTCTTTTTGAATGTACCGCAAGTCATTTTTGTTGAAACTGTGCCGTTTTAAAGGAATAGAGCATTTTAATTCAGCATTGCAATAAATATCGTGATTTCCGCCGTGCCGTTTAAAAACATATCCAGCTTTTTCCAATTCTTTTATAGCTTGCATTCGTTCATTCATACTAATATTATACTTATTTTATGCGCATATTGTCAAGTGTTTCTAATCTTTTCTCACACTTTATTTTCAAAAAAGCAAATATCAGGATATTTGTAGAATAGCAGTTTTTTCTTGAGTTTGTATACTTCAGTCTTTACGCCTTTTACATCTTCGTATACGGTTTTGCCGTTTTTGACGTATTTGAAGTCAGCTTTGTAGTAAACCGCCCTGCCGCCTTTTTCGGTTTTCGGAATAAGTAAGAATTTCGGCTGTAGCTCAAGGCTTGCTATTACGCCGGATTTTTCAAGCATTTTCAACTCACGATATCGATTCATCTCTGCCATACTGTCAAACGTGATGCCGTCGGCTGTTCGGCGTTCTTTGCTTACAACATTGTATTTGTGCGGTTTACGAAACATTTTTATCTTCCAACCCAGTAGTATTTATTGTCGATTTCTCTGTCGTATCCTATAGGCGCATTACGCAGCATATATAATGCCAAATGGAATTGTTTTGTACTGATTTTCAATTCTGCTCGAATATTTTCACTTGTAAGACCATCGGGCACAGCTGTTTTTAAAAGATTGACAATACGCACTGTATCGGTTTTCATACTGTTTAGACATCCCTTTGTTCTGCTCATTCTTTTATCTCCCTTTTAATCGCTTCGATAAGCTGCTGCTTTTCTATCGAACTATTACCAATCAATACCGCTGCGTTACAGCGTAATGAGCACGTTGCCCGTACATTAAACGGGTGGTCAATAACGGATAATCCGTATTGTTTTATATTGCTCTTTGTCTTTGGTATTCGATGCGCAAGCTGTCCCGTGTTCCAGTCTATTTTTTTGCCGCATACAGCGCATCTCCAACCAGCCCGATTAAACACATAGAGGCGAGTTTCTTTTATTGTCATTATTGCTTATCCATGATTTATTAAGTGTGTTATATGACCTTTTAAAAGCGGTCTATCCGAACGTTCAGCATGGATAAGACCTGTCTTTTCTACCGCCGAATCCGTTTGTTTTCCTTTGCCTTTTTCTGTTTTGCTTTCTGTTGTTTTATTCATCTTTTATGCCGCCTTTTTGTACTTACCGAGAAAGTATTGTTTGCCGGCAACAGTGATAAGCGTCTGTATACCGCTCTTTTGTCCGTGCTGCCATTCTTTCATTTCAAAATAGCCTTTCTGTACATATTCAGCGTAAGGGCATAACTGATTGTGTTTATCACGATATAAAAACCGGTCAAGCTGTAACTGTTTAATAAACTGCTTTTCAGAAAAGCCCAATTCTTTTGCAGTAGTGCGGATGTTGGTAGAGTTCCCCCGCTCAATGAGCGTATCGTAATACTCCACTTTTGGTTTTGCTTCGGCATTCTTAATTTTCAGCTGTTCGTTTTCCGCTTCCAGTTCCGCAATCATTTCATTCTGTAATTGCATTGCTTGACGGATTAAAAGCTGTTTTTCAAGGTTGGTTTTTGGTAATGCTGACGGCACGATTATATCATTACGGCCGCTTGTTTCTATTTTTTTCTTAATCAATGTTACTTCCGCTTCGGTAATGGAAGTCTGTATTCCGTTTTTCACCTCGACAACGTTGTCGAGGCTCTCTCGAATAGCTTTTAAATGCCGCTGTACAGTACGTTCCGTTACTCCTAAAACAACTGCGACTTCTTTTACCGTCATTGTTTTTTCTGCTGCCGACTTTTCATTTTCAAAAAGGGACACTGTATTCATTTGTTTAGCCTCTCGTTAAAAAAAACGCCCCGCCGGAAAAGGAGACGAAACCCGACGGGGCAGTAAATTATGTTAGTGTTTTTTCAGTCGAGATCTTTCGGCGGTTTAAAATAACTGTTAGGTAGATGTACAAACCCAATGCAATAAAACCGAAAGTTGCTACTAAAACTGAACCTTCAAACGGTATAAATCCTGTTATGATGAATGTTACGATACTTATTGCCAAAGGTATTAATGCCGCTTTGTTCTGACGTTTTATGCAGTCATAGACTGCAACACCCCCTCCGGCTAATATAGCCGCCGCCCCTATACAGTCAATAGAAGGAACGTGTCCATACTGCATAAACAGCACACCAAACAGAATAAGTCCCAAAATGGTTATAAAAATAAGTTTAGTTTTCATGTCTAAACCTCCTCATATTTCTATTGTTACTGTTATAGGTGCGTAACGCAAATCAGTTTAATACAATCCCGTTTTCAGCAGCGATTAAATACGCCGCTTCTATCAACAGGCTTTCTTCAACCGTTGTGCAATCCGCCTCACTTTGTGGAAACGGTTCATTCAATAACGCGTTCCATACCGGTTCCCCATCGTCTCCGCGCATTGTAGGATAGCCCAGTTCATTCATTGCTTTCTGCTTTATGACATACTTTACCATTTCAAAATCATTACCCGTATCGTTGGCAATGGCGCGAATCATACCGTGCAGCTTAGTATTTTGTGAATTTTTTCCCGTGGTGCGTTTTTTGTACTTGTCGGATAACAGCAGTTCAATAAGCGGATAATGAAAGGGGCGTTTGTTTTTTTTCATGTTTCGCTTATACAGCTCCCTGCGATGCTGAATATAAAAATCCATCTGCTTTTTATCAATCTCACCGGGCAGCCGTACCGTCAATTCGTTGCCCTGCCATCGGACAATTTCTACGCTTGCGTCTGTTTTCATGTGATTGCCTCATCCGGTTGATCATTTTGTATTTTCAAGAAACGATATAGTGTTGTTCTATCAACATGTAATTCTTTTGCGATACTTGCTCTTGTACATCCGGCAGATAATTTGATGCGTATATAGTTTTCTTTTCCTGACAATTTTGTATAAGAATTATGCGAACCTTTTATTCGCCCAATCTGCTTACCCTCAGCTCTAACGCGCGCAAGCGCTTCCTTCGTCCTCTGACTAATTAAATTACGCTCTATTTCGGCACTTAATCCAAAAGCAAAGGCTAAGACCTTGCTTTGTATGTCATCCCCAAGACGATAATTGTCTTTAATCGTCCATACTTTGCACTCTTTATTCATGCAGATATTTAAGATTTCCATAATCATAAACAAATTACGTCCAAGGCGTGAAAGCTCTGCACAGATGATTAAATCATCTTTTTTGATTACTTTTAAAAGCTCTCCCAGTTTACGCTTGTTGTAGTTTTTGCTGCCGCTGATAGTTTCTTCAATCCATCCATCTATTTGTAGTTTCTCACGCTTACAAAAATTAGTAATTTCAAATTTTTGATTTTTCAGTGTTTGCTTATCGGTGCTTACTCTAATATATCCGTATGTCATAGCGTTATCCGTGATTGATTAAATGCGTAACATACCCACGCCCCAAAAGCAGCCGGTCGGAATGTTTGCACGTTACCGAACCTGTTTGTTTTTGAGGCGATTGTGCTTCTTTTTGTTTCTTTTCTGCTTCTTCACAGGCAAGCCGATATATTTCATTTCTATCTAATCCATATAGTTCACAGAGTTTAGATAAACTATAGCGTTTTAATGGCAATACTCTACCTGTTTCTATTTGAGAGAGATGCAATGCAGAACACCCTATTTTACAAGCGACATCGTATAAGGTTAAACGGCGTTTATGCCATTCAAGATAAAACATATCTCCGATATTCATTTATTTGCCATCCTTTTTCCTAAGTTATATTCTTACTATCGGTCTAAACTCAATACTATGCGCTATTACTGTAGCCTTGCTATCTGTTGCATTTTGTTTCAACCGTCCGATAATTTTAACAGAGTCTCCTTTCATGCAATATTTATCGCATATTTCTGCGACTCGCGCCCATGCCTCAACCGTCATCTCTATCGTATCTTCTTGTGGAGTATCCATCTCTTGAAAAGTACATTTTGAAATTAGCGTGAAAATACAAATCGGTGTACCTTTTTTAGAAGTGGTGATAACAGGATTACTTCCAACTATTCCTTCAATAAGCAATGAATTTAAGTTATTCATATTGCTTCCCTTTGTATTTTTCAAACCAGAAAATAACATCATTTCCAGTCTCTTTTACCAGCCCAAAATCGGCGGCAAGTTTATAGTTATAATCCCTCTCCTTTAGAATTTCGACTTGGTGTTTAATTGCTTCCCTAAACTTATCAAGAGTTAATGTATGCTTATGCAAATTGCACCGTTGACAGGATGGAAAAAGATTGTCCTTTACATCCTCTCCGGCTATTGCAGGTTTTTCATCCAAGCCTCTAAAAATCGGCTTTACGTGGTCTACGCAAAATCTATCGGATAGCAGTTTTCCGCAATAGGCACACCGGCCGTCAAACATAGTACGGATTTCTTCCCGTTCTTTTTTAGTGAGTTTCATTTAATGCCACCTAATAGAAATATGTGTTATAATCCATATAATAATATCAACCAACTTCCATATAGCGAGTGGTACTAATGCAAATGCTATCAATGCCATTGTTACAAATTGATCAAATATATTTTTCATATAAAAACCTCCTCTTTATTTTAGTAGCCGTGCAAGGTTTTTCTTTTGCACGACGTTTGTAAATTTTTCAAGTTCTGCGATAAGCTCTAAGATTTTTTCTTTCTGCCGCCCATGCCTACCCCTTCGGAATTTCGGATTTATGAAATGCATTTTGAGCGGATAAAACATTGTATGTCATACCCTTATAGTCATGCTCGATGCGGATTTTTAGGATGTTTTTAGATTTATTTGTTCATTTTAAAATATCCTTCAATCCTTTCTTACTGTTTGGTTTTTTGACAAGATGTTTTTGCAACGCATCAAAGCAACAACAGCAAAGATAGTAAGACATATCTCTTTCTCCCCAGGTATCACCTAAAAAATCCCGATACCTGTATGTTGTTTTTAATTCTTGGCAGCGTTTTATTTTTAGATCTGCGCTAGAGCCTATCTTATCACCGCAGGAATCGCAGTAATATATTTGCTCTTCTATGGGCATCATTCTTGTTTCTGTTTTAATCATTTTTTACTCCTCCACCAATTCCCCGCAGGGGCTGCCGTCGTCGGCAAAAACATAATGTTCCAACAGAAAAGAAAAAGGCTCCCAGTATTCGTGGCCAATAATAGTAAATTTTTTTGATTTTAAAGCTCCAATTAAAAAATATCCTTGGGTTGTTTTTGATTTTATCCACCCGCCGTGTTTCCTTATTGCCTCCATCGCTTTTTCAATGCTTTCAAACGGCTTGTACTTAGGTTCGGCGGGCGGTTCGATGAGATAGGCGTAATTATATGTATAAAATCCATCAGAAAACTGAATATCGCCGTAGTCTTCGACGCATCCGTATAGGCCGGTGAATTTTCGTACAACATCTACCGTGTCTCCTGTTTCTACTTCCTCGCGCAAAGCCTTTACCGTATCAGCAAAAACACACTTACTCCCAATCGGTAACTCATCCGCATTAAGCACGGTGTATACTCTCGATTTGTCAAATTCCATTGTTTATTCCTCCTCGCTTTTGTAAAAATCTTCGTTACAACGAGCGAACGCCCCTTGTCCGTCAGCTTTTATTGGAAGATCTCCTTCACATTCAGCCAGCCCTAGAACTTCCGTATATTCACGGTCTGCAAAGCAAGAATCAAAGATCTCATCAGCGGAACATTCAAATATTTTATAGGCATCTTCAATGTTCCTTGCCCATACTTCAATTTCCTCTGTATAGATCAGTTTTTTGATATACGCCGAATACCGCTTAAACCCTTTTGCTTTCATTTCTTCGATTGTCATTGTTTTACCTCCGTAACATTAGTGATATGTATGGCATACACCGGTTTATCTATGTGTAAATCCGTATCTCTACCGTCTACAACCTCAATTTTTGTAATCCACGCTTCTAGCCTTTCTTTTGTGTAGCCTAAGCGAAAAATACAGGGGGCAGGAAAATTATCAAAGATATGTGGCTTCTTATCAAAATCCCAATGATGTTCCCCATATTTTAAAACAGTGAGGGAAATCCTTCGCGTCCAATACGGTTTTATTTCCCGATACTCTATTGTTTTCTCGCCGCTTTTGATTTTTTCATACCATTCTTTTTTCAGTGGAAAAGTTAGCATTTTATTTTTTCTCCTCCTCTCTAAATCGCTTCCGCTTCCCGTAGCTTCGGTCGGTAACTTTCCCAGTCGAAATTGAACGACTTGCCCTTTTCTTTTAGCCGATCAATTACAGAGCTATCAAGCATTTCTTTTACCCACTCGTAATTACAATTACCCGCAAGCCAGAGCGGGCGATTGCGTTCGTGCCGTTCACGACAAATAAGCGATAAGCAGTTGCTTTTCGCTTCTTCGTTCTTTCCTTTCTCGATTTCGTCGATAACAAGAAACGGAATAGTGCAATAGTGCATTATCATCTGGTATTCTGTTTTTTTTGCCGCGTAGCTGTTATACGTCGATCGAATTCTCAAGTCTAAGAATTGCCATGTTGTATATTCCGCGTTGTTAAGCACAACCGCCGCGCTTGCAAGGTGGCTTTTGCCCGTGCCGCTATTACCGTACATCAGCACGAATGTATCGCGCGGATTTTTTGGCAAGCTCATAAAGATCGTGAAGATATTTCGCTGCTTTTTCATTTTGCGGCTCATACGTGATAAAACTTTCGTTAAAATATTTGTCGCGGATGCCCATTGCTTTGAGCTCTTTTATTCGCTGCTCTTCAAGTTTTTCTTCTCTCTTTTTTTGTTCTTCACGCTCCTGTATACACACAGGGCATTTAGGCGGCTTGGTCGATCCTTCTAGGTGCATTACCTGCACATTTCCATGCTTTTCACAGTGAAAGGTTTCCTCTCTGCCGCGAAAGTGCGGAATATAGTTTTTTGCTTGCTCTATTTCACATGTGCGCATAATTCCTCCTTGAGCTTAAAACGGCATCTCTTCTTGAGTGCCGGTTACATTGCAATCGAATCGCTTATTCTTTCCTTCCGGTGGGGAGCGGGTGTATTGCTGTTGCATTTGCAAAAATACCTGCGGATATTTTTCTCGCAGCTTTGAACCGGATATGATATTTGGACACCAGAAGTTCCCCGCCGTTTTAGCCCAACGGATTACTTTTTCAATGTCTTCATAGCTGCGTTTATCAATACGGTTGAGTTTTTCGATATCTCTCGCCCATTGCTCGATATGCTTTTGACTGGTAGTGAAGTGAGGATCTACCTGCCGGTGGAGGTCATAGAGTAGGTGCGCTAAACGCTCCGCTTGTTCCGGAATTGTTTGTGTTTTTTTAACAGGCGAAGGCTTTACACCCCCGTCCGGTTCTTCCGGCGGGGATACTATTTCATTACCATCACCATTAACATCAACATCTACATCAACATCAACATCTACATCAACATCTACATCTACATCAAGGTTTGTGGTATTTGACGAGGGTTTATAGTACGTGGTACCATAAACCTCTTTTTTAATTTTTGATACAACTTGTTGTGATACTCCATGTTTTTCAGCGGTTTCTTTTTGCGTCATCCCTGCTTCTAAATCTTCACAGACTGCCTGCTGTATTTCTTGCGGTATTTCAGGCCGTCCGCCTTTTTTCCCGTCTTCGGTGTTTTTTATGCGGCGGGCTTTGGCATTGTCGATAGCTTCTTGTATTGGAAGCCATGCACACGCCTCAAGCCCCGTAAAATGAGGCGTCGTACCATAAAGCCCGTATTCAACAATCGCTTCATAAAACTGATAGCGCAATTCTTTGTCTAATAGTTTTAATTGTTTTGAAAAGGTTTCATAAAAGATAAAACTTTCCGCCATATTGAAGCTCCGTTATTTTGCAATTTTAAAATCATCAAAATCAAAAAGCGTTGGCACTGTCTTTTCAATATCAGCTTCTTTCAAATACGCAACGCCATCATTAAATGAAATCTCGTTTAACTCATGCCCAATACCATAGCGGCCTTTTTTTACGGCAATATACGGCACGGTAAAAAGGCCCGCAAACGGATCGTAGACAACCTCACCTGAATTTGAATATCGCTCAATAAGGCGTTCAACGACATCTGTTTGCAGCGGGCAAATGTGCATATTCAGCGCTTTTCGAGACTGCTCGCTATTGAGCGTATACATACGATTGACATCATCCCATACATACTCACTTGGAGAAGCGTTGCTAATAACAGAAAATGAAGCCGGGAGTTTCCGTGCCTCGTCCAGTTCTTCTGCGAGCCGGACATGTTCGCTGTAGTCATAAATATGTTCTTTTGAATAGCGCCGGTACAATTTTTGCATATCGGATACCGGACATTCTTTTAATTCCTCAAGTGTTACGAGCCTATTACCACTTGATCTCCAATATGCGTGCGCATCAATTTGCCAGCGGCCGCGGCTGTATGCTTCTTTCGTCTTTTGTACCGGCGTATCTGCGTATGCTTTCGTCGTATCGGTTGGGAGCTTTCGGAAAAGCAGAATGTATTCAGGGCATCCTACACCCATTTTTGAACCGTCTTTACATTGCTCACTCCATCCGAGCCGATAGGTTTGATTGTTTTCCCGTACGACATCGGTGGTGATAATAATGCGCCCCATATAGCGAAACCCATGCTTTAAAAAATGGAATACTGTCATGTCGCTAAAAGGATCCACTGTCGGCATTCCGTCTCCGGTCGCATTACCGAACAAGATACGGTCTTTGACATGGATACAGGCAAGTCGCCCGGGTTTTAATACCCGCAAGAGGTGCGGAGTGAGAAAATCCATCTGTTGAAAGAATTTCTCGTTATTTTCGTTGTGTCCGAAATCGTTATATGTCGGGGTATACTCGTAGTGATTGCTAAACGGAATTGAGGTAACAACAAGATCAACCGTGTTATCTGCCATTGTAGGAAGCTCGATACAGTTATCGTTTAACACCGCTTTGAAACATTTCCCTTCAACGACCTTTCTTTCAACACCGATGGTGCGAGCGAGCTTTTCTGCAAGTGTTATTGAAGACAATCCGTATTTACGGACAATCTCTGTCATCTGGAATACAAGATGCTTATGCTGCTCCCATTTCTCCTCTAATGCCTTTAATACCGCTTGTTCACTTTCGGTATAGATAATATGTACTTCAACCGGATGAGACTGTTGAAACCGATAGATGCGGTGTACGGCTTGAATAAAATCATTGAACTTATAATCAATACCGACAAAAATACATTTGTGGCAATGATATTGCATATTGCCGCCTTGCGCCGATATATCAGGCTTAGTTGCAAGATATTGCAATTTGCCACTTTTAAACGCCCTCGTAATTTCGACGTTCTTTTCAAGATCTTGACTGCCATACACAAAACCTGCATCAGGGAAGGCTTTTTGAAGAGCGTGCCTCTCTGCTTCTAAATTATGCCAGAGGATAAAATGATCGTCAGGGGCGGCCTGCACTATCTGAAGTGTTTGCGCTACTCGATCGCTGATACTGTCTCTCTTTTCTTTCGATGCTTCTTTTAAACCGAGCGCGGCATCTCGAAACATTTTTACTTGCCCGTCATCTTCATATCCGGCTGTTGCATCATCAACCGATACCTTATGATAGATAACATTGAGCGCCGGTAAATTATAGCCGCTATCAGAATAGGAAGGATTGACATCAGAAGGCTTTGTAATAAAAAGCGCCCACGTGGAAACCCATATCCAAAATTCTTTTTCTTTATGCGGATAAAGTGTAAGATTGTTAGCTTTCGTGCTATCCCGTTTAAAAAAACGGGTAAGAGCTTGACCGGTATCCATTACGCCTAAAAAGCCCGCGTAATGGATAAGCTCTTTATATTTATTCGGAGAGGGCGTCGCTGTTGCAACAAACTTATAGCGTATATTTTTAAACTTCGGTAAAAACTCTTGATACGTTTTAGAGCCGTAAGAGCGCAAAACAGATGCTTCATCTAAACTGCATGCAGTGAACGATTCAAGATTGATATTCCCGTCCCGCACCCGCTCGTAGTTTGTAATAAGAATTGCTTCACTTGCAACCTCTATATCTTCCTGTGTTTTAATATAGCGTACAGGAAGATTATCAAGCAATGTTTGCGCATCGTGATAAAATTCGTCAACGATATTCAAAGGTGTTACAATCAACGCCTTGCCACCTTCTCTTGCTAAAATCAAGCGGAGTATCTCAAGTTGCATGATTGTTTTTCCAAGCCCAAAACTTGCAAATATTGCACGGCAGCCTCCGGCGATTGCCCACTTTACGGCATCTTTTTGATGAGGCTTTAAAATAGGATGTATGTCATTTTCGGCTACAGAAAAACCGCTTGATGATGCAATTGCGATTTTCTCTTTCAAAAATTCTTCGTATGTCATGCTTCAATATCCTTTTAAGGAAATACCCCCTGCCGATATAAAAGCAGCAGGGAGTAAAGGTGTTAAGCAATCACCGATACTTTGATATGTTCTTTCAAGTATGCGGCAATCCGTAAGCGCGCTTCATTACGCCACACCCCTCCGTCAGCCTCGAATAAGGCAACTTCCGCATTTCCTCTGTCGTCGGTGCGTATACGCAATAAAAACTGTCCCTCCGGCTGTTCGATTTCTCTGAATGTTCGGTATGGAGAAAGTCGAACAATCGGCTTAGTCATACTTGATTCCTTCAATGCACCGCTTATGCCCTTTTTGACCGTTACGTGCTGTGTAATGCCGTCATCGAGAGTATCCGCAGTATTTGCCTGCGTTACTTTTGAAACGATCATTGCCACATATTCAAAATCATCGCCATCTTTCTCCTCAAAAAGGGAATGCAGCTTGATGATAAATTCTTCTTGCGGCATGAAAGTTCCGAACGGAAATGTTTTCATGTTACTATCAAGGCTTGCAGTTAAAAGAGTTTCGCGCTCTCTCTGTTGATCTAAAAGAGTAGAACGCAAAGCGACCAATTGCGGACTGTCGATAACGGCAATGTAGGAATTGATTAAATCAAGTTCATCAATATTCCGTTCGACAAAATCGACAAACCCTGTAAGCGTTGCAACACAAACCGCTTTTGCTTTCGGTTCATACAACACCGGATTCAAATCCCGTGCGCTGTACGTTTTGCCGTCTACTTGTACGATAAAACTATCCTTTACCAAACTTTCAATCTTTTCGATTGCTTCCTTTCCAAAATCCATACGTTTAACCTCCTATTGCGGAAATATTTCCGCTTGTAAAATCTAATGTGTGCTGCTCAGGGTTATCCTCATAAGCCGCAAGAATGCCATCGTCGCTATCAAGATAGAGGGTGCTTTCTGCCGGTTTTATCGGGGCGAGGCGACTTGATACCGAAATGCGGCACTCTGCGTCTCTACGCGTTTTGCCCGGCTTTACCTCAATCTTAATTGTGATACTTCGCGATGTAGTAGGACTGGTGTTTTCATCGTTGATATTTGTAAGCATTTTTTCAAACTCAACATTGAATAAGTCGATTACTGCACCGCTTTTCAGGGTTTGCAATGTAACCTTTTCCATAGATTACTCCTTTCAGCGTCTGTTCCGCTGTGTCATATATGTTTTACAATCGCAAAAAACAGAATTAGATTTTCCCGCTTTCTTCATTACGGACGAAGAATGAAGCATGGCGCATTTCTGCGATTTTATTTTGATAGTGCCGATACACATTCCGCCAGAAGGTGTACATATTTTTATCTTCATGGAAGTAATTCATTTGCCGTATCGCATTATCACGATATGCAATTAAATAAGCCTGTGTCATACATTCCCCCTCGCTATGAATAAAGCGCGTTTGTCATATCGCAGTAGATAATCGCTGCGTCGATTTTTCGATGATAAAAAAGTTCATATTGAACTCTTTTATACAGGTATGCCGTGTAGCTTTTTTTATGTAGAACGTAGGCCGCTTTAAGTATTGTTCGATAATGTAGCTTGAGGCGCTATGCGCTTTCTCGCTCTGCTTCATGCGTGGCATGATTTGCTTGCTTTAAAAGCTGGTCAAACATACTCTGCATGTCGAGCTGCTCCATATCGGCATACTGTCCGGTTGCCGGTTCGCTCACCGCCGGAACGGGGCACCCTCTTACTGTCAATGCTTTACTTTCATTCTCACTCATATATTCCTCCTAAAAAAGCGTTATGTTATTCCAACTCAATATAGGTTATTGTCTATTCTGTCATCTAAAAATCAGTCGGAAAGTGGCTGTCAATTTCCATCCCGCACCGCGGACAATATTTTATATCGTAGTCAAAGCGCAATTCAGAATTAAATACATAGCCACAGCCGTAACATTTGCCAAAGGGGTGTTCATCAGGCCTTTCAACAAAATACGCAAAAGCATACGTCACTTCATCGCCAAAACCTACGCAAAATCGATATTCTTCATCATCAGGGAAAATTTCTCGTAATACTTCGTATGCGTTGTAGCTTACACCAAAATGTTCAACACGTGCTTTTAATAATGCTAGCGTATCGGCACAAATAACTTTACTGCCGACCTTTAATTCATCCGCATTAACCGCGGTGTATACTCTCGATTTGTCAAATTTCATTGTTTTCTCCTTATACTCCAACCCAATACAGGTTATTATCTATCGTTTCATCTTCCGCGATGGGGAGCGAAGTGTTTTTATTTAAAATATTTTCAAGCTGCTTTTTATCGATTTTTAATGCTGTTTGTAGAATGTTTTTATCTATGCCGTTACTACCCGCTTTTTGTAAGAGTGCGCAGAGTTTTTTTATCAGTGTTTTTTCACGCTGTACATCTTTTCTGCTGATGATGTTTTGTTTTTGTATAACGCATTTCTGATTATCATAAAATGAAAAGTGCAGTTGCTTTTTATTCTCTTTTTTCTCTTTACAGATATTCTTATAAAGAAGAAAAAGCCGATACTCTTTTTTGTCAAAAATAAAGAGCTGTTTATTTTCAATCGTGATTTTTGGTATGTTATACTTCCGCGCAAAATACCGCACTTCCGCGGGATTGACATGCGCTTTTTCTGCAACTGCGCTTGCTGTATACACTTTCCCTCCCATAGTGTAAAATAGTCGCTAAGGATACTGCCTGTCGTTTCAAGCGCGAGAAAACGGCAGGCAGTTATTCTTTTTTTCCTTCCTTACCAATTAAAATGGTATATTGTCAAAATTTTCAGGATCGGTAGTAGCAGTCTGTGTATCCTGCGGCACCGCTCCTTGATACGCCGACGGTCTTTGCTGATAACCGTTTTGCGGGGGTGTTTGATTATAGCTTTGATATCCATTAGTCACCGCCGCTCTCTGTCCTTGCGGATGTGGGCGCGACCGTCCTTGTTGAGGGTATGTAGGGTGATTAGGCGTTGTATTTCGTTGCTGCGGATAAGCTCCGTTATTATTGTTTTGCTGCATTTGTTGCGGTACGATTAAAGCTTTTACTTCAAAACCTTTTTGTTCTCCATTCTCATTCGGAGCGCGCTTGTCGATTTTGATAATGCCTCTTTTCCCAATCCATGAGTTATAATTAAAGTCTCCACGCTGGATTGAAAAACAATCAAAAAAGCGAGTTAAGTTTTGATTACGCCGTCTCCATGCGTCTTCGGAACTTACATCATCGACAATGTAGTAATACAGCGTCCCTTGCTCATCAATCGTAAACGAAAGAGCGAGCATCGGATTATTCTTCTTTGATATTTTTTCTTCTACTTTGGTGATGGTGCATTCCCATTCACCTGCTTTGAAATTGTTGTTAAAATAACCCTCATCGACCTGATAATCATTAAACATATTCTTATCCTCCTATTGAAATGTATAGCGCAGCTGTGCATTTTCCATATACGTTTGAAGGGAAACTAACTGATCTGCCGTTCCGATTACTGTAAAAGTAACTTGTAATTTTTCTTCTTTTTCTTGTGGCACCGTTTCTGTCTGTGCCGAATCGGAGAAAGACGGCGAAGGTGGGCACCAAGATCCGTCCGCATGGAGATTTTCTTCACCGCCAGCATCGCTGTCAATTTGTCCTCTTTCAGACAATGCTTGCTCTTTTTGTGCTGCCTGTGCTTTTTCAAGCGCTGCAAGTCGTTCGCGATTTGCTTTGATTTCATCCGCTTTTGCAAGAGCCGCATCGAGGTTCAGTGTTGATAAATAATATTGCTTCGCTTCCGCTTCTCCGATACGGTCAAGAACACTTAAATCGGCTTCAATCTTTTCAATCCGCCCGCGTATCTCGTCTTGAATGTCTTTGAGCTTTGTTGTTTTATTAAGCCACTTCGGATTAAACAGCATGTCAAAATCAACAAGTGAAAAATGAAGCGATTCAAAGTATTCGATAATGATCGCTTTCTTATTATCTTTTTCCTTTTGCTCAACTTCTTTGACAATTACATCAATATTTGCCGAGCATTCTTTGATGAGACTTACCGTTTCTGAAACAGTTGCTTTGAATGTTTCAATCGGCTTCATAAATTCTTTCTCAATGCGGATGCGCTCTGCATTGAGCATTTGTGCCGCGTTGTTTAACTCTGCCTTATCCTTTTTTGCCGCTGCGATGTTTTCGCCGCTATAGCGATCTATCGAATAAAATGCGAGACGCTCTTTAACTCGTTCTAATAGCTGTGCGGCGTTTGTATTCAGTGTGCCGATATTCTGTTCAACAACCGTAAGATTGAGATCAAGCGGCGGCATTTCGACAACTTCTTTTTTGTCTTCCTGTGTGTTCATAAAATCCTCCCGTAATCGGATACCTTGCACATAGGCAATAATGATTTCTTGTAGCTGCTGCATCGATAAAACCGGAATATCGACAACCGAAAAATTACCGGTATTCGGTGTATGCAAGACCTTTAAATACTTCTTTTTGAGAAAGAGATTGTACAGGTTCAGTTGGAGCGCCCAGCTCAATACGTCCGCTTCTTTCTGTGTTTTAATATCAAAAAGCATATCGCTTGCAACAATGTCGGCAGTTCCTGCATAGGTAAAATCATCCACGGTATGATAAAACTTCTGTTCAAATTGGCAGGATGCACGGACGATATTTTGTTCAATCCATTTCGCTTCCATCGACTCAATAACGCCCGTTTCAATTTCTTTATGAATTGCCGTACCGCGCTCCGCTGCCTTCTTTAAAATCTCAGGGGGAATGTGTGATAAATCTTTCCCTGCAATAGTGCAGATAATTTTTGTAACGGATGGAATGATTTCGCCGTTTAGCCGGTATACATGGAAGCGCTCATCGAAAGTAAAAACATCTTTTTTCTTCATTCGCTTACATCTCCTTATACGATTTTGCAAAACTTAAAATAGACGACTGCTGTTTCCTGTTTTGCGGGGGTACTTGCTGTATACCGGTCTGTTGCCGATTGCCTTGGGGGCTCTCTTGCGGCGCTTCATTATGTGAATGCTGTATAAAAACATTCTCCGGCATTCCGTAATATTCACGGATAACCGTATCAACCACTTTTAAATCATTCGGAATAAGCGGCTCTGCGAACATTCCCATCGGCGTTTTGACCGTATCACTACCGTTATTGACCGTTGCAAAACAGAACTGTCGCTGATTGTTTCCGTCTAATAGAACGACTGTTTTTAAAACGATGGTAAAAAGCCCTTCAAGCGTTATTTTCTCATCGAGTAGCTGCCCAATCGTTTTACATTTTTCGTTACCGTCTTTTGTCCGTTCAATATGAAAAAGAAAATAAATAATCTTATCATCAGGGAGTGCTATTGCTGTTTGTGTAAGGTTGAAAAAATTCGCGCCGATGTCGGTAAATTTTTCATATCCCTTTTCTTTTGCGCGGTGCATATACTCAAAAGCCATCAGATATTGCGCATCATCTATAACAACACTTTTTGCCTGTGCTCGTTTAATCATCGCCTGAACTTCTTGATAGTTATCCGTTTTAAAAACCGATAACGTATTACGGAAAGGAAGCGGCTTTTTTGATACGTTGATTACCGATGCTTCTCCTTTTTGAAAATTGCGTAAACTGGTTGATTTACCCGTCCCGCTTTCTCCCATTACTGCTACAATAACTGCCATGTTAATTCCTCCTTAAAGTGCATTATGCTTATAGCTATTATTTTGTTGTTTCCATCTGTTCAATAATTTCAGCAAGCACGGTATCGATTTTTTTTATTGATTGTTCGATTTGCGACTCTTGATTTTTGATATAGGCAAGAGCGATTTCTTGTTTGTTATTCTGAGCATGAACATCATTAAAAACTGTTTTTGTAAACGCATGAGCGCGCCCGAGAAGATATCCGCCGCCAAGACAGACAAAGATGATAAAAAGTATTTCACTGCCGCTCATCCTCTCATCTCCCATCGTCGGCATAAACCGCGATGCTGCTTTTGCCGCTCGGCGTATTCAATCCATTCTTCAACCGTTTTAACCTGCATAGAAAGAACTCTTGCTATCTCTAATTCAAGATTGGTACTAGCAGATTGATATTCCGTTACTATGAGCGCAATATTTCTGCATGTTGAAATGACTTGCATGCGCCGCCTTAGCCGTTGCTCCCAGCTCATGCTTTCATCACAAAAAATGGTCGGAGATACAACTGCATACCCCGCGTCATTGAGCCGCTTACGGGCGGTTTCAAAATTATTTTTGTAATTCGGATTAGCGCTTATTGCGCCGGATAAATACAGTTTCATTGCATCTCCTTTTCCATATTGCAATAATGGCGAAAAACATTCCGCCAAAATATATACAACGGCTTATCATTACGGAAATAAATCATGTTCCGTATTGCATTTTTTCGAGCTTCGGTAAGCTCTTTTTTTGTCATTTCTACATGACGTTTTCCGCACATCTGCCACCCTCCCATATATCAATAAAAATCTTTTTCCGATACACCATAGTAGGCGTATAGATCTAAACTTTCTTTAAATTCTTTTTTTGCTTGTCGATAATATTTACTGCTGTAGATTTCTGTTTTTAAATCGTATGTATGCCATTCGCATTTGTCTAACGCCGCGCGTTCTTCCGCGCTGTATTCTTCTATTTCTTCCGCGCCGATGACTTCCATCGCATCCGGAGCGTATTCTACTTGCACACCGTCATAATCGATAAACCAGTTAAAGCACTGTTTTACTATCCATCCGTTAGAAAGGCTTGTTTCAATCAACCCTACTTCATAGCCGATTTCAAGGCTTTCATTTTGAATAGTAATCATCGATTATTCCTCTACCGGTTCGCTGTAGTACACCATGCAGGAAAATGTTTCTACAATGTCGTGTATTATCGATGATGCGTCATACGCGCTTGTAAGTTGATATTGAATGCTAATGATGTGGAAACCTTTCTCTATTTCTTTTGAAAGAAAATCATTAAGTTTGTTTTCTAAACGCTCTTCATCGTTTGCGCAAAAAATTTTAACCTTTTTAACGTATGTCATAGCGACATCCTCCCATCGTAATTATTGTTTAATCCTCCAAAGAGAAACACGTCTGCCGGAGGTTTTCCGGCGAAACGAACATCATGCGATATTTTTTTCAAAATTTAAAAGCGCAACATGATCGACTGCCAACTGAACACAGTCGGCATCGCACATAAGGCCGCCTACAATTCTTAATGTAATTTCAGAAGTTTGTTCAAATTTAGCCGATAAGCATTCTTTTAAAGATTGAGGAAAAATAACAGCAGTTATGCTAAAATCCTCCGTATGATCACCATGATATGTAAGAGTGAATGTTCCATCGACATAGTTAGAGCCGATACCTTCAATAACAAGACTGTTTAATGCTGTATGTTTATTCATAATGTGCTCCTTCTTCAGTATCTACCGCGTCGATTTTTTTGAAGCGGTAGATTTTATTTGTTTAGCCGCCGGAGTATATCCGGCAGTTAGATTATTGTTATGCGGTAAGCCGTTTAACGCTCTTTGTCTTTTTTGTAGGATTGACGCGCGCCGTGCGTTCTACAAACTCCGCAGGCTTTCCTTCTTTGCCAATTTGTACATAGCCGTAAAAATTCGTGCTGAAATAATCAATCATCGGATTGCTATTATCGTAGTTGTACGAGTTCATAAAATCTTGAACGTCTTGCAAAACTGCGAAAACAACAGGATTTAACCACGTATCGGATTTACAAAAATCTTTTTTGCGATTCGCTGTTTTCAGCCGATAAGCAATCCATTTTTCTTTATTTCCTTCGCTGATCTCGTTAACATTGATATAGCCTTTTGACGGAATATATATTGGTGTCGTATAGAGGTAATCACGTAGCAATGTGCGGTTTGTAAGCTCTACCGGATACTCCATCAAAGCTACGTTGATAGTGTGGAAACGGCAGTTTAAGGTAATCGAAAACCGATATGTAGGATACGCATTTTTAACATATTCACGGATTAACTGCGCAATGTCTTTTATTGAAAGGTTGCAATCATAACGTTCACCCTGCCAGTTGTTCACGGTGTAAAACTGCCGCCGGTAGCTGCCTGCACTTTCTGCTGTTTTAGGTTGCCGTTTGGAATACGTCGGTTCCGCTTTCTCGAATTTTTGCGCTATCGCAAATGCAACTTCAAATTCGGCATTCAGCTGCTGCATTGCCTCTGTGCTGCCGCCTCTATCAGGATGCAGCTTCATCGCCGCTGCTCTGTATGCTGCTTTCACTTCGTCTAATGTCATTTTTTTTGTAAAGTATTTCATGGTTGGTGCTCCTCTATGTTTTAGGTTTGTTATAGCTTTTTATTAGCTATTGATATTATCATAATAGCTGTATAATAGCTTTTTGTCAAGAGTTTTTATGAACTTTTAGCGATTTTTTAGCTTTTTTTTGTTTTTCTAATGACGTTTTTAGCTTCTTATGGTATATTCATAGTATGAGTACCAATATTGCTACATCGTTCAATTTACCTTTAGATTTTAAAGAGTATTTAGACAAAAAGGCTAAAAACTCAAATAAAACGCGGACACAGTATGTCATTGATGCGGTAACCGCTTATGCAAGTGAAGGAAAAACTATCACTCAAGAGCAATCACAACAGATTGAACAGCTACAAGTCTTGACCGCCTCTCTAGCGAAAGAGCTGCAAGAAATCAAAACACTCATTTTTCAAATCCTCAAAAATCAGCACGGTTAATCAAGTTTCTACTATGTTTATAGCTTGCTGCATTTCCGCCGGAGGTTTCCCGGCGGTGTCATCGCTATTTACTTGCCTATGCCTTGCTGCATTGTTATTGTGCGCATCCAATCGGTACAAAAGCTCGCTGCTTGTTTTTGCAGTCGGCTAATCAACTTCGGTTTGCGGTTCTTGAATATCACCAGCTCTATATCTGAACCTAGACCGCTCATTCTTTCATAGATAGGATAGTATTCAACGCCGTATGAATACTCTTTTTTCACAAAAACGATTTCAGGATCGGCCATTAAATCGCCGTTTTGCTCGTAGTAGTGAGCGATTGATATTTGATTTGCTCCAACCTGCTCAACAACAACCGGCATAAAAGAGCCGTTCGTATTATCAATTTTTGCATAGCCGTCTATCATCATCGCTTCTAGCTGCTGAATAACTTTTTTTGCGCTTGCTGAAACTGGCTTAACGAAGGCAAAACCTGCTGCAAGCTGTTCACGCTTTTCATTCTCTTTTTTTGCGTTTTTTTCTTGTTGTCTGGCAATCTTAAGCGCCATTTTCTCTAATGCTGTCAT